TCGGAAACGCTGTTATAGCTGCCGGAGCTTCATCTGGCGAAACCGAAACCAAGACCGTCACCATCACGGAAAACGGCACACAGGAAGTCACCCCGACCGAGGGGAAGACGATGACGAAGGTGACTGTAAATGTAAATGTGCCCACGGTGGAACTGCTTGCACATACGGTCACATTTTACGAGGCTGATGGTGTGACGAAACACGCTATTATTTCTGTAAAAGACGGTGAAAGCGTGCAGATTCCGACACAACCGACAACAGCACTTGAAAACTATTTCTTTATCGCATGGTATACGCAGTCGGGCGGACAGGGAAGTCGTGTGACATTCCCGTATACACCAACGGAGGATGTTAATTTTTATGCCTTCTTTGATGTACTTGTGGGGACAAGCTGGAAGGTGAATACATTACAAGACTATAGGAAAGGAATTATTACTGAACTTAATTTTAACATGAATGTGACGGGGGGGCACGATAGTCCCTTCAGATACAATATTCACGGCAATGGGATTCGGTTATGCCTATGACTCCGATTTTACACCGACATATTTTTTAGGGGCAGAAAACGATTTTGCGTATATTTCTCCCAATGAATTCGAATTTAATGGTATCGCTGGCATTCCAAAAAACCCGTCAAGATTACCCAGTGGTGTATCTGGATATATGAGGGCTCTGGGAACCTCAAAAGCAGGCAGAGTCATAACAATAACAATTCTCGGTGGAGCTTCTGCAACATCTTTGACAACCTACGATTTGTTACAGCAGACTTGCACAAAAGTACAATGATTTACACACTTATAACCCTCTTCCTCGTTTACGCATCGCTATCAACCTACGCCTATGTCCAGCGTTTCAAGGGCAATAAATCGCGGTGGCTCGCATTTGAAAGCGTGTTCTATTTCTTTTGCGCTTGGCATTTCGGGGTAATGGCTTTAATCGTCGGAGGCATACTATGACCATCGACATCAACATCATCGCAACTGTTCTATCAGTCATAGCCTCGGCAATAGCAATCGTTGTGGCGATTTCAAAGCGCGGCAAGACCGACGGAACGATGCAGAGCGATATCGGCTATATAAAAGCGCAATTGGACCGCATCATCGCCAAGCAAGAAAAGCAAGATGATTTCAATATGCAGGTCAACACGCGCTTAACAGCTGTTGTATAATAGAAAACAAATCCGGTAGTAGTAACTGCCGGGTTTTTCTTTATCATGTTATTTGCTAAATTATATAGTAAGCAGTTTTTATGCAGGTTAACATACTACGTGAAAAAACTACTATACCAACGACGCCTATGATGCAGGAGGACCAATTACTGTTATGGTATATTACAAACTAACCCAGCAAGGTATAAATAAAATAGGTGCACGGCTGACAGTACATCTGCCTGAAATATATAATAAATTGCAGAAAATTCTAGCCAATGATTCTACTGGACAGTTTGACTGCCTGAAAGACTTTGTAGACTTTTCAGACTTTGAGCTTTTTCTGCAACCTTGGTCCAATTGCATTTCGGTTTATGACTGGATAAACACGGTTACACAGTCAGCTAATTTGTCCGAGTTAACAAGCACTGACAAGTATAAGGTAAAGTTTAAAGTGTGGTTTCTCTTCAAGTTACTTCCCGGTAAAATTATACCGCAGAATACGGCAAGTGCTTGGCGTGATTTACAGACAGCTCTTTCTACAGCAGCGCCTAAGAATAGGGACACATCTATCAGGGTATGTCTAATTCCGCATCCAGAAATTCAGAGATTTGCAATACCTGATACTTGTCAGGTACTTGCCCTTTTCTGTCAAGTTGGTGTAACTGCTGCCGATATGGAGCCGGCATAATTATTTAATACAGGAGACATATAATTTATGAAAGTAAAATTAACCGATCATGGTAAAAAACATGTCGCTGACATTTTGACTGGCGTACTTATTGAAGCCCAGCAGCTTATTCAGGACTACACAGAAAATAATCCTGCTAAAGGTACTGATGGCTTAACTGTGGACTTTTCACAGCCCACCTGTCACCTTATTACACAGAAGCGCGCATCTTCCTGTTATACAACCAGTAATCTTCAGGTTGCTGATTCTCTGAGCGGTAAGCTTTCTTTGATAAGCAATGGGACGATTTATTTTAAGCCGTGTCTGGTTTTTCCTGTGGAATTCCTTGGTTCAGACTGTCTCTCGGCCCGTGATATAGTGGCTAAAAATTATGGCAAGATGGTTTCTTCTACCATACGTCCTGCAGTACAAAATTATTTTAAGCAGCTTAATAATACCTCGTCTATTGCTTGTAGATTCTCCACAGGCCCCATAATCGGTGTATTTAGGGACGCAGGTCTGCCTTATACAGAGCAAACTCATCTGATTTTGTCAATTTCATTTAACTTACTGTTGCCTGCTGCAGATTACAGTCCAGTACGTTAACTATTGGAGGTCTATAACATATGTTAATTAAATTAACTGAACAAGGCAAAAAGCGTGTTGCCGGTTTTTTATTAAATATACTTACTGAGGCTCAACAACTTATTGATAAGCACCTGGAAACTCATCCGGCTAAAGACCCTACCTGGTCTGATATAAACTTCAAGGCTCCGACCTGTCATCTTTGTACGCAGAATGACTTGAATAGCTACGATTTTCGAGTTGCTGATTCTCTGAGTGGTACGTTTGTCTTGTCAGACAGCGGTTTTATTAAGCTTAAGCCTTGTCTGGTATATCCGGTGGATTCTATTGATTCGTACAATACCTTTGCTTTTTCAATAGCATTTCGTCAGCACAGCGAGTTAGTTCCGGAGGTTCTACGCACAGGCATAAAAAAGCGTCTTAAGCAGCTTGGACTTTACAACGACGACTATGGCTGTGGCTATAATGATTCCGATGCTTTCATACAGCAATTTACTGACGCAGGTTTTTCTTATACAGCTAAAACTCGTTTATTTATTGCGATTAAGTTCACAGTGCCGCTGGATGAGTCCGACTACATCTCAGCAGACTGATAACCCGGAGGTATTTAGCTTATGAAAATTAAATTGACTGATCAAGGTAAGAAGCATATTGCGGATGTTTTATCAGGTTTACTCATCAGACACAACAGCTTATTAACGATTATATAAAAAATGTCCCTGCAGAGAATACTGACAGCTCTATTATAGATTTTAGCCAGCCAAGCTGTCATCTTATTACAAACAGACAGGACAGCTGCATATAGCTTTCAAACCTATGTTGTGTTTCTGCGGAGCAGATACTTGTAGTACCAGTAAAATAAATGAATACCGTCTTTTTAAAATTGATCTATACCACTATTTGCATGAATGGTATCATCATGCAGACTTTGGTCCGAATAATATATTTTCAAAAGAACAGAGCGCAGAAGATATCAGTGTTGATAATTATCGCAAATGTAAAGAGATTGGTATGACTGATCCGCACAAATGGTTTCAGGTTACTGTACTTCTCAGTGCAAGTTTACCCCCAGATTATTATACTATAGAGAAAAGCTAAAGGAGCTTTACATGAAACTTACGAATAAAGGCTTGGTCTATATACAGAATGAGCTTAAAAAAGATATACCTGCTGTTTATCAGGGACTTCAGGAATGCTTAGCTAAGCTTCCTGAACTCTTTTCAAAGCTTGAACAATGTACAGACTTTAGTGACTTTGGCCTGATGCTGGATTCAAGAAGAGAAATGGTCTCTACCTATGCAGGTACAGCAATATCTGGAAATTTGACTGAGCTGAACTGGGTACGGGGAGAACGCTCAAATTATTATTTTCCAGAATCAGCAGAAGATTATACCTATGCTACTCAGTTCAGAGTACTGTTTTTCTTTAAGTCGAACAAGGAATTCGAACATTCAGTAGCTAAGCAGTTAGAGACTTTAGCAGATGCCTTAACCACTTACTCAGAGCATAGCTCAAAAGTCCTTAGTACCCGTACAGTAACAGTAGATTCACAGGTGCTGCTGCTTAAGACTACTGGTTGTTGCTTTTATGATTCATTCGCTCATAATGCTCGGGTGCTAGAGCTTGCCGCCGCCTGAAGCACCAAGACCCACTAATATTTGTTTTGAGCTGGCTATGTTTTATACCTTCAATGCAGAAGCGGCAGCTGCCGGATATTTAGAAGAGGACTGATTTTAATATGATAGAACTGACAAAATTAACATCCGAGGGTCTTGAGATAGTTTCAGATATCCTCCTAGACACTGCAAAAATTGTAGCATCTGCCTTTGCTCGCTATACTGCCGAACGTGCTTCAGAAAGCGCAACTTTTAATTTTGATGATTTTACTATGCATCTGTTTGACGGACACGGGAGTTTGATTGACAGTTTAACGTGCAAGCTTCCTGCAGAAGTCACAAAACACTCATCATGTCACCTCGGCTTAGAAATTGTATTTTTTATTCCTGCTTCTGCCCCAGACCTATCTGTTTGTGAAGCAGCACGTACTACTGTAGGTACAGGTATTGTGGTACCGATTATCAGACCAAAACTGGACAATTATTATACAAATAATCCATATCTTAAACAGTTTTCTCGTGCTGACAATGCAGGTGTTATGAGGTCAGATTATATTTATTCGTCCAGCAATTTACAAAAAACTGACCATATTGCCATAGGTATTTACCTGGATTTTCTTTTGCCCCCAACGTGTATTTATTATTCATAAACTATATTAAGAGGACTTGTTATGATAAAATATGTAACTTTAACAGACACAGGTAAAGCAAGAGTAGCACACGATTTGACTGAACTTATGACTGTGCTTTATGACGTTACGCAGCTGCCTGAATATGCTGCTTTTTCTGATGTAGCCTTTAATGAAGTTCAAATACATTTATGTAGTAGAAAAGAGGACAGTTTTGCAAATGACTCTTTAACCGGAGAATTTTATGTTTTTGATGAAGTTAGCTGTGGCATACAGATTGAGCTGTCACCCCTGTTGTGTTTTCCCGTTTCTACCGGAAAGGGTTACATAACGCTCACTCAGAAACAGAGTAATATTATACCTAAACTGCGAGAAGTCTTCAGGAACTGGTCATATAGAAATGAAAAGACTAATGTTTTTGCCGTATATTTTGAAGCGGACAATTTAGGTTACACAACCAATAGACAATTTATAGATATGACGACAGGCGCTGAAGCTAACTTGAACGACTGGTGCGTGATTATTGTAGGGCTTTATGCGACACTTACGCCAGATATGTACAATGTTGTAAGGTAACAAAGGAAGTATGAAATGAGAAACTTAACTGATGCAGAAATTGAGGTCCTGGCGCCGCGGGTACAACTTGTCACAGAAACAATTTTTGTTGGCTTTAAAAAAATTTTGAAACAGCCCGAATACAAGGACCTGGCAGCTGCGGTTGACACAGAGAAATTTGAGATGTTTTTAATGAACAGCTCGCTTTCTAAAAGTTTGCAAAGCTTTAAATCAATTGAAGTCCCTGACCTACCTTCTCCTATACATGTTGCTGCTGAAGTCTGTTTTGCTTTTAAACCAATCGGGAAAGCTACCTCTTTAGCACCTAACGCGGCTAGCGGCTTATACGGTATAGGCGGTGACTTAGACAAACCGGCAGGTATACGAGCAAAAGTCAGCTCTATTGAGAAGGAACATTTATGGGTATATCCGGAAGCTACAGGCTCAAACAAAGACGCTGAGTTTGCAAACTCAATTATTAGCAAAGCAGACTTGTGTCCAGCAGACTACTGTCTGCTGCTTCGTATTGATTTTAGCTTTAAAATTTAATTGAAAATGAAAAATATATCTGCTTGCAGAAGAAATTAAGGCGACGCAAAGATGTTTGAAGAGATAAAAAATGTAAAGACTGCTAGAGATAGCAGTCTTTTTTATTTGCTAAATTAAATAGCAAAAGAATTTTTAAAAGGAGATTAATTTAATGATTTTTTGTTATAAATTAACTAGCGTTGGTATTTTACATACAAAGGACTGGCTGTCCGCTTGTGCAGTAGAATTTTATAATTCTTTTAAAAATTGTTTATATAAAACAGAGAACAAAGAGATGTGCACTATAATACAGTCCTTTACTGACCTTACAGATTTTATATTGAAATTACATACCCCTGCATGTCAAGAAATAAAAATACCTAATATAAATGTGTTACCAAATGTGTCGCTAGGGACAGCTGATATTTATTCTCGTGTATTATTTTGTTTTAAGGCATTACCTGGTGTGCCTAACTATCCACGATCTGCTTTTGGTGATAGACCTTGTTGGAATTTACAAAATATGCTTGAATCTGCTGTACCAGACTTGTACCGTGTTACTGTCACTTCCGATATTGATAATAAGGCAGATATCAGAGGACTGCATATTGGAAGCGAATACAATCTTTATGTATTTTGTACTTTTAAAAAAGACTTGCCACACGGGGACTGGGAAAAAAGACAAGTTTAAATTTTTATAAAAAAGGCCTGGGGCTGTGAATTCGGGTCTTTTTTATTGTATAATATATTATAAAAATATTATAAAAATTATTGTATAATATATTATAAAAATTTAAAGTGAGGTAGAAATTATGTTTATTGAATATCCTAAGATTGAAACACTGTTTAAGCGTGATACAAACGGAACTAAGAAGCTTATTCCTGGCGATTTCAGAAGCTCAGCGGTAGAATTTGTAAGTGGCTTAAAGTGGAAGTGCTATGAAAAGATTGATGGCACTAATACTAGAATCATGTGGGATGGTCACAGAGTAAGTTTTGGTGGAAAGACTGATAATGCGCAGATTCCCCAGTTCTTGCTTGAAAAGCTTACTGAAATGTTCGGTGGTGAAGTGAACGAAGAGCTGTTCGAGCAGACTTTTGGTGATAAGCCCGTAGAGCTGTTTGGTGAAGGTTATGGCCCCAAGATTCAGAAGGGCGGTAATTATCGTTCTGATGTATCATTTATTCTGTTTGATGTATATTTTCCAGAGTCTGGCCTGTGGCTTGAAACAGAAAATATCAAGTCAGTTGCAGATACATTCGGAGTAGACATGGTACCTTTCATTATGGAAGGAACGCTTGAAGAAGCCGTTGAATTTGTAAAGCAGAAGCCTAAGTCTACAATTGGAAATGCTAATATGGAAGGACTTGTTTGCAGACCTGTAGTAGACCTGTTTGACAGACGTGGAGAGAGACTTGTTGTGAAGGTTAAGGTTTGTGATTTTACTTAATAGGTGCTAACTATGTATAAGCTTTTGTATCAAGAATTGCAGTCAAGCGGTGAATGGGAATGGGTTTCCAAAGAATTTGATTACTTCTGTGATCTTAAAGCAGTGACAGAAAAAGTTAATAGCAGCTTGTGGACGAGGCATTTGCTCGTGCAAGTTGATGAAAAAACCATTTTACGCTTAAAGTGGTAAAATATAAGGACTGTTAGAGACAGCAGTCCTTTTTTATTTGCTAAATTAGATAGTAAAATATTTTATTAAAAGGAGATTTTTTAATGTCATACATTAAGAAAAACTGGACCCTTGACACATTTAAAAAGGGTGATGCTGAGTTTATTGGTGGCTTAAACCATATGGAGGCCGGCATTGAGCAAGGTGGTGGTGGCGGTGGAAAAACCTGGTCAACGCTTAATCTGTCTGAGAGTGATATTCTGACTCTTGCCCGTGGAGGTCAGATTATAAATAAATTTACAACAGAATATGACCCTACTAACTTTACAAATGACTACTTCCTCTGCAAAATAGACCAGACATCTGATAAGTCCGGTGGTATTCTGTATGGTAATGATTCTGATACTACTTCCCCTGAAGCTTTTCAGAAGGTCTATGTAAATACTGAAGGCATTACAGACATTCTGCCTTATCTTGTAAAGTCTATGACCAGTACAATTATGGATGCTGGTTTTGACCATAACTATTATCAGACACTGGTCCTATATGCAGGTTGTTCAGCTCCTACTGCCGGAAAAGACTATATTCTTTCTGGTAGCGGCGTAGTAGACGGTAAAAACGTTATCTATGTGCAAGATGTTTCACAGCAAGACTGGGAAAATGAAAAAGTTGACTTTGCTGTTATTGAAGACCTTAAGGCGGCTCTGACGCCTTCTAGAGAAGTACTTCATGCAACTACATTCGGAACCGCTTTTGTATTCTCTGTCAATGGCACTAATACAGGTACTGCATTTGCGTATGTTGCAGGTGACTCACAGCTTGCTTGCTGGGACTCTGCAACTAATAAGCTTATTTGGGCTGATACTACTCCCGGCACTTTCTATCCTGTAACATTCGATGGAACAAGCGGTCATGGTACACTTAGATGGCTTGCCAACTATACTACAATTGAAGGACGTCCTGTAGCTACCGCAATGACTGCTGAGCAGAAGGCTACACTGCTTAATACCGGTATTACTTTTGATACTGGCAAATATACTGCAGTTGCTGTTGAAGACACATCTATGAAGCTGTTTGCAAAATGCTTTGGACTTGGAAGCAAGTACCTGAACAGAATTTTCTCATTTAATGAGGTATTCTTTGTTCCGAGTGAAACTCACATTGAGTATATTGGCAGACCTGTAGGTTATCTGATTGACACATATTCATGGTATGAGGACGGAGTAAAGCATACTGAAAAGAATGGTGAGCATGTTTGGGTAGCAGATGTACAGGGAGTTCCGGTTTCTCTGATAATTCCTGACAGATATGATGAACAGGGCGTTGCGCACAGAAATACATATATTCTTGAATTTGATATAGATAGTGTTCTTTCCACTGAAGCACTGTACAGACATACTTTCAAGATCGTTCCTGAAAGCAGCGCTACATATGTTCAGGGTGAATATAAAGTAAATGCTACTTTCCAGGCTGTAAACAGTCAGATGGGTGACAGCACAATAGACTACATTCTGTATTCAGATGAGTCATATTACTATGATGGGTATAGCCCTGACTGGGTGCTTCCTTGCTCCGGTAAAATCGGACAGGTTGGCGCTGACGGTCAGGTAGCAACCTGGTTTGATATTTTCAGAGTAAAGGCAACTTATACTGATGATCCTACAAAGGCAGAAAATCCTGGCGTAAGATGCTTAAGATTTGAGTATTTTGACGCAAGTAACGCAATTCAGGACGTAATTGTAGTTAAGCCAGATAATATGTATAAGTATTTTGGTACGGACTTCAGAAGCCTGATTACAACTTATAAGACTTCTGGCTCAATCAGAGCTGCAAAGGCTACAGTTAAAGATTAAAACTATCCAACATAGGCGAGTTGTCAGTTTTTTTGCCTATAGAACAACAGCTCATGACAACAGTGCTGCAGTATTTCCTGCAAAACGTTTTGCAGGAAATACTGCTCATTATCAGCTTTTGCCTGATTTGTGCGTAGGTAGAATTGATTATTGTTATGGTTTTTCTCGGTCTGCAGACTGAGAAAAACCTATTCATATCTGCTGCGCTTGCTGCTTAACCGTAGATAAAGACGCAGTAGTTTATAATTGAGAGGTTAAATAAATGAGTATATATAGATTAAATGCTGCAGGTAAACAAGCTGTAGTGCAGCTTTTACAAAAAGTAGTAACAGGCTATTATAACTTAGTAACAGAGACTCTTGAAAAACCAGAAAATAAGGTACTGGCAGACGAAATAAATATTTCTGATATTAAAGTTCATTTAACCAGAAATGCAGATGCATATAAGATGTCCTCTGGTGTCCCTATAGATAATTTGTCAAATATTAAGCTTGCTCGTAGTGCTGACGGTACTGGGTTTTCTTGTGCTAACAATGAGGAACTGCTGTATACTCGGCTATACTTTGCTACACCTAACGGTAGCATTACAGACTATACTCCTGCAAAAAAAAGATTATGCCAGATAGACTCTGGCAGAGCCAGTGGCACTCCATGGTACGCTTTGACAAAAAATTCACTGAATTATAGCTATATAACCACAGCTGGTTTAGCAACAATTTGTTTCGAGCCTGAGACTCCTGCATATGGCTTCCAGGCAAACCTGACACTGGATCTTCGCTTGAGTGCTGCAGAAGTAGAACCAATATTACCTTAAAGCGTTATAACAAGCCACAGCAGCCCTACGGAGCCCCAGGAGGCTCATAAAGCTTTTCTGAGTATAAACAGCAGGGTAGAGGCTACAACTCATTTTGGACCGTCGCACAGCTGCTTAAACTTTTTAAAAAATACTTTCAGGTTGTTGCAAAAATTAAAAAGTTTTGCTGTATAATATATTAAGAGCTATTAGGAGCTGATAAAGCTGTTTAAAAGCTATTTAAAATCTAATTAAAAACTATTTAGAGCTGTAAGTAACTTTTTACAGCTCTATTATTGTATTATAAATTATAAATAATTACAACTGAGGAGATTTTTAATGGCTAAGCTACTTTATAAATCGGCTCTTGCCGGCGGGTTAATCGGTCTTGCAGCTTGTGTATATATGAGTTGTGAGAACAAGTATGTCGGAGCATTTTTATTCAGTCTGGGACTTATTGCAGTTATACTGCTACAGGCAAATTTATTTACAGGTAAAATCGGATATGTCGATTCGGTTCCGGCAGCCAAAGAAGCTGTTTTAATTCTTGCTGTTAATACACTCACTGCTTATATCGTTGGTATAATGTATTCATTAAGCGGATTAACTGCTGTGCAGACGGTTGCAACACGTTTTGAAAACTTTGATGCAGGACAGGTTTTGTTTAAGGCCTTTGGTACCGGAGTGTGTATTTATCTTGGTGTTGAACTTTACAAGAAAAAAGATAGTCTGATACCAGTTATTCTGTCTGTAATGTGTTTTATTCTTGGTGGTATGTATCACTGCGTCGCAGATGCTTGTTATCTGGGAACTATTCAGCTTACTGACCAAAGTATAATTTACTTAGTACTGGTTATTATAGGTAATTCTTTAGGCAGTTTAACCATAAGGCAATTACAGCTGCGATCTGAGCTTTAAAAGTATTAAGGACTACTGCTATTTGGAAGTCCTTTCGCATTATTTGCTAAATTAAATATATAAAATATATATTATGGAGCATTAAAACTATGAACTCTAATTTTGAAAAACTTTTTGAAGAACTGGGCAAGCTTTACGACAAAAATTTAGACGAATCTCGTAAGTATGCTACAGATACGCCAACAGACTATGAAATGGCATATAATAATATGGATCATTTTATGACAGATGACGAAGAAGCCACAGAGCAGTTTTATCAGATAACTGACTGTCAGGAACTTGCAGATTTTCTGGATGATAATATGACAGATATGGAAGCATTTCTTGAGTATGCAGGTCCTGAAGCTACTGTTGACGGCTTTGCGAATTATATTATTTCTAATGGTTTAAATAATGATTATTAAAGGTGAAAAAGCCAAGCTCAGAGAAGACTGGCTGAATGAAGAAAAAACTATGGCAATTACTGCCAGTGTTTATGAGATAAAAGACAAGTTGTTAGGCGCTCATCATATGCTAAGAGTAGTCTATGACGGTATTATCAATAAGTATCTGATTTGTGATGGCTATCGTTATGTGCATGAAGATATGATTGAAGCTGCCATTGATAACTATTACTATCCTTTTGGAAGAGGTTTTCGTGACTTTAATGTAAGCAGAGTCATGCATTGTCCTAAAAGCATATTTATTTCTTATATACCAGCTGATTCGGCGGATACTGCTGATATGGAGGACTTGCGTAGACGTATGGCAGCGGATTCTTATACTACTCAGTATACTTACGAGTGTGGCTATGTTTTTTCACAGGAACGTTCTAAAAAAGCTTCTTTTAGAGACAATGAGCTGTTTACAGCCCTTGGAAAATGTCGTAGCATTGAGAATATTGATAACAATTTGCCATTAGTACAAATTTAAGAGGTAGACTAAGAGGTAGACTAACTATGCGTAAAGTACTGACACAAAAAGCAAAGCAAGACTTACAGCCTTATCTGACTGAGCTGTTGACAACTACCTGGGAGTTTCTGGCAGAGAATGTAGACTGGACCCCGGACGACTTGGATACTGCTTCAAGGGAACTTCAAGTAAAACTTTCTTTAGCAAGCGACTGTGACACTGACCCTAGCAGAACTTTGTCTGATGTTGAAATTAAAGAAGTTTCCGGCTCTTATTGTTTTTTGGCATATCCTTATTTTATATTTCCGGATTGTCTGAAAAAAGCTCTTATTGCTTTTAATGACAGTGGTTTTGGTCATAAGAAGAACGAGTTAACTCGTAACTTGCAAACAATAGCAGATACTTTTAATAGAGGCCAAGCCAGAGTTGCTTTTATTCTCGAACGCAAGCTAGGTATGACTATTACTTTATACATAAATGTTAAACTTTCTGCTGATGAGGTGGAGGAAGTATGAAAAAACTAAATGCGAATGGAATTGCAGCGGTTGATCACGAATTAGAGACAGCTGCTCAAAAAATATATAAAGCAATACAAGAGGCATATAGAGTCCATTTACAGCAGACAAACTATGATTTTTTTAACCCTGATACTTTTGTATTGCACTTAGAGGACTTTGATGAAGACCGTATTGACTGTATTGCAAAACTTCCGATGGACTCAGACGGGTCCTTTACTGCCAGGTTAGTGTTTCAGTTTGACTCTTCTCTTATTTTATCTCCAACAGGCACTTTTACAGTCGAGGCTATGAAATATGCTGACGATATTGTTTGGCGGGTTTCTCAGCTGATTGACGGTTATCCGCGTTTGTCGAATAGATATCATGTAGTTGGTCTTAATGGTTTGAAATTTTTAGTTAAAGCCGATTTTGATTTTCGGTTTGACGAGTCCAAGCTTGATAGCAATTAATTTATTTTAACGGGTTGTGTAAAAAGCGGCCCGTTTTTATTGTATAATAATGTAGAGACTTTAGTTGAAAAGGAGAAAAATTATGTCTGGAATAGTTAATTTAACCTGGTTAGTTAAGTATTACAACTGTAATGCGAATGTAATTGAAGACTATAACGTGCTTAAATATCGTAGGGCAGATATTAAAAAAGCTAAGAAGAAGTATAATACAAAAGAGCAATTCGCAGAATGGCTTAAGCATGAGATGATGTATTATTACTGGTCGAAGTGTGAGTGGGAACTGATTATTCAACGCATTGATGAGCATACTTATTTATATCCCTGGGTCGGTTGTAATGATCCTGAAAAAGTTAAAGTGGACGTAACTGCCGATAAGTCATTTAATTGGGCTGATTTTGCAGAAAAACACATTACACAGCAGATATACAAAGATTCTCGTGAAGCCAAGATTGATGTTTATGATCAGCTTGAATATCAGTGGGATAAATTTGTAGATTATTGCTGGAATACTCGATTGAAGTATGAGAGAATACCTAAACCTCCTGCAACAGCAGAAGCATTTGTAGATGCAGAGATGCTGAGAGAGCTTAATGAGGAGCAGGGAATACAATGAAAGGTATAGGTATTTGTACACCAGCAGACCTCGAGCAAAGTAGATGATTTTACTGCGGGTTCTGCAGTTGCATATTGCTGGTTTGTTTGGGAAAAAAGTTTTACGGGTGATCCTGTAATTAAATGGATAGACTGAGATGAAAAAAGCTAAATTAAATGTACCTGAAGAAGTTTGCCATTGGCAGTATTTACCTACAAGTGAGGCACCTATTATGCATTGGTCAAGGCGTGATTGCTTTAAAGCAAAAATGTTGATGTGTGAACTCCAGGGAAATAAGCCAGATATTGAGCTGGCTAAAAAGGTATATAATGGACAGAGATGTTCTCATTGTAACAGAATAATTCAGATAGTAGGCTCTACTACAGAAAGTGATGAGGAAAAAGTAAATGAATAGACCGAAGTTTAAACAAGATGATCTTGTAACTTTTAAAACGACTTGGACAGACGGTACAGAAAAGGTTATAACCGGAAAAGTAGCCATAGTAGATACATATGGAACATTCGAGCAGAATGAAGAACCTTCTTATGATATTATGGCCGAGCTTGAGCCTGGAAATGAAAAAAGCAGATGCTTGTTTAAGCATATCCGAGAGTCAGGCATAACTGCTGTTCCTGTAGAGCATTTTGCAGATATTTAAGCGATGGACACCAAGTATGTGATTTATGTCAAGTGCCATACCATGTCAGGCTACTATACAGGCACTAAATTAGGTTCTACCGGTATGGAAATCTGTGTTCATCCTTATAAGTCAAAAGCACTTAAGTTTGACAGCTACTATGAAGCTACTTCAGTCTCTGCCAGATTTAAGAGACAGTTTCTTTGTGTAGTAAGCAGCAAAGTAGTAGAGGAATAATAATGGATACTTATAGAGCGGGAAAGTATGTTTTTCAAAAGTCACAGAGTTTTCCTTGCGAGATGTATAAAGTTTTTGATGGTGAATCACAGCTTGCAGAGCTAAAGGTTTCCGGAAGACACTTGTATTGTGATACACCTTCTTGGGGTGGAAAAACGATTTATTCAGCTGTTTTATCGAGCAGCTTTGAAAATGTACTTGTAGGCCATGAACGGGACAAGCATTTTTCAGCTATTGCTGTGAAATTGGTACAAATGCAGCAATTGTAATTTTTTAAATACTATTTAAGAAGCGGCTTGGTTTTATTATCAGGCCGTTTTTTATTTGCTAAATTATTATGTTAGACTTTAATACTGAGGTGAACACCAATGTCATTTTTAGATAATCCGTATAAATGGACAGATAAACGTGAATTTATACTATCTCCAGAGGGATTACAATTTGTAAAAAATCAGCTGCAAGATATAATATCGACAACTTATGACACAATATCAGAAACTTTTTCAGACATAAAGTCACCTATTGCAGATATAAACAAATTTCAGCTGGTTTTAGACAACACAAATGGATGGGTCCGCGGGATATCTGACTTATGGTTATTCAGGCATAAGGACCATCCTGATTTGTTTTCAGTCCGTGGCGCGTTTGCATTTTATTTTTCAACCGAGCCCGGATCGACCAATCAGTCCGCTTCAGAGGATTTGTATACTTTTTGTTCAGAGATCCTGCGGCAGCTCAAGTCACTCATAACAGTCGATGACCGAAATATGTACGTAGGAGAGGTTTTAGGCAGCCATACTGGCACATTTGTTGCATGTATTTCAAGTGGAGTTGACTTAGCACTTAACTCCTGTCATATACGCGTGCCTTTTCAAATAGAACTGCCTAACCAAGACGGTAAGTATGTCATACCCACGCCGCCTAAGAAGCGGGGCAGACCGCCTAAAAATAAATTACCTTAAAAATAATTCGCTAAATTAAAATGATGCCGGTCAGACCCGGTAAAAATAAAAAAAAATATTTATATGAGGTTTTTTAAGATGCTTAAAAACTTAAACAATTTAAATGAAAACTGGGAATACAATGAATGGCCGGATGTTGATCTTGAAGGTAATATTATCTCAAGTCAAAAGACTGTAAAGTCTCTTGCTTTGCAAGAAAAGCTTTGCGGCAAGAAGAGTAAGAAAGCCGTTAAAGAGGAAGTATGTCCTGACTGCGGCAAGAAAGTTTGCGAATGTGATAAATTAAATGAAGCCGCTGAAGAATCCGACACAGATCTTTTTGACCAGGTGCAGAAAGTATTAGACCCTATTTTCTGTCCTGAAGACGCTAAGGACGACGAGTGCATTCCTGTAGAAGAAGTTGCTGACATACTGCTTCAGTATGTTGGTGATGAAGGTGCAGACTATCTTAAGTCAAAACTTTGCCCTGAATGTGCCGATGAAGATAAGGCTGAGCTTGAAGAGCCTGAAGAAGAGCTTACTGAGTGCGGTGACGGTTCTTGCGCTAACTGTGATGAAGAACAGCTGAATGAGAAGCACGGTGGCGGAAATGCTGCTTCCAAGATTAACGCTATTGTTAACTCTTGGCTGAAGGAAGCTGTTGATGAAGATGATTTTGCCGATGAGCCTCGTCATTCTGCGGGCAGCGGTAATGCAGAAGCTAAAATCAAGGCAACTGTTGCTTCTTGGGCAAGATAAAATATTTTTAAAAAATAATGGGTCTGGACGTAAAAATCCGGACCCTTTTATTGTATAATACATTATAATATAGAGCTGTAGCGTAGTGGTAGCGCATTGGGTTTTGGCCCCATGTGTGTAGGTCCGATTCCTGCCAGCTCTGCCAGAGACACTTGCAGTCTTTAAAAGCAGAAGGTAGGAGTTGCTGCCCTACACATATAAATAGCAGCTAATATGCTCGGGTGGCGAAAGTGGCAAACGCAGTGGACTTGCAAGACAAATTAATAAATTTGGTAAAAAATATTTGCTAAAATAATTGATGAATAAATTATTTAGGAGTTAATTATGAAACAAGTTGATGAAGCAGAATTTATTAAAATTTGTCAAGAGTCAGCTACGGCAGCTGAGGCAGCAAGAAAATTAAATATGCACTTTAATACTTTTAAGAGAATTGCAGTAAAATTAAATTGCTATTTTACTAATCAATCTCATAAAGGTATGAAGACTGGACAACGATCGGATAGAATATCAACTCAAGATATTTTAGAAGGTAAGTATCCAGATTACCAAACGTATAAGTTGAAATTACGACTTTTACGAGAAGGTATTAAAGAAGATAAGTGCGAACTTTGTGGATGGGCTATGAAGCGTTTTGGTGAAGAATTTACGCCATGTGAACTTCATCATAGAGATGGTGATAATAGAAATCATCTACTAAGTAATTTAATTATCTTGTGCCCAAACTGTCATAGTTTGACTGACAACTATAGGTCAAAAAATAGAGCAGCTAGTTCGAAAGAGCTTGACTGAATGCAGGCTAACTCTTCGAATACTATAGTGAACGAAGAGCTAAGTGAAGAGTAATCTTCTAAATGTGTAGAGACTATACACCTGCAACCTAAATCAGAAATGACATGGTTAAGAAATAGTCCAGACTACAACATGTAAGTGGCTAAGGAAATCATAACTTAGAGTAGTAAGAAAATCCACCGGCTGATGAAGCCTTACGGGTTCAATTCCCGTTCCGAGCACCAATATGGCCCTTTAGCCTAGGGGTTTAGGCAGCAGACTGTTAATCTGCCAAGGAAGGTTCAAATCCTTCAAGGGCCTCCATAGTGAAAAATAAAAAAGAGACTAATATGAAAACAATAACTAAAAAACAGCGACTTAAGCCGGCTGATACTGGATTATTTTTACTTTTTGCTGCGATTGTGGTTTGTATTGCATTATTAATTTTTTCAGAAACTGCTGAAGCAGCACCTGCTACAGAAGAACCGACAATAGTAGCGCATGAAACGACAGAGCCTGAAATTATCTATGAGGTAGTCTATGTAGACCGACTAGAATTTAGAGACCCGGCAGATTATCAGGAGCTTTTAGCTGAGCATGAAGACAGACTGCAGACTGATGCTAAATATCAGGCCGCTTTACAAGAATTTATTGCTGAAAAGATTAAAGAAAGTCCCTATAAGTTTTATACTTATACATATCTTAGGTCTAAAGGTTATTCTAAAGCAGTAACTTGTGGTATCATAGGCAATATGATGTGTGAGTGTGGCAAAAATAATGACTTGCGACCTACTATACTTGGCAAAGACAACAGAGGTCGTGAGTACTATGGTGTCTGTCAGTGGGCAGTTCGCTATAATCCTACTATAAAGGGTATGTCTTTAGAGGAGCAGCTGGATTACTTAACTGACTCGTACATCAAAGTTACTTTTAAGGACTACTATAAGAATTCTAAAAAAGGCTGGCAGTACTATTATGATCAGTTTTTAGCTTGTACATCTTGTGAAGGTGCCGCTGAAATTTTTGCAGAAGTCTGTGAGCGTCCAAGCAGTACTAATTATTCTAAACGTGCTTTAGAAGCTTTAAGAACATTTGAGCAGTTTACTTTTACTTATACAGAAGATATCTATTTTGCCGCAGAGTAAGAAGAAAGGAATTAGCATGATTTACTTTACAAGTGATTGGCATTTATTTCACGACCGTGAGTGGATTTATAAGCCACGCGGATTTAATTCAATAGAAGATATGAATAAAGCAATCATTGATAATGCTTGCGCAGTTATGACGGCAGAAGATGATTTGTATATTCTAGGTGACATAATGCTTGGTGACCATACTGAAGAAGGTATTGAGATGCTTAGCAGAATTCCCGGAAAGCTTCACATCGTCCGCGGAAACCATGATACTGACAGACGAGCCGCTCTGTATGAGCAACTGCCCAATTTTGCTGGTGATTCCAAAGGACATCCGTTTATTGTCTGGGGAGATCATTTAGACTACAAAGGCTATCATATTGATTTGCATCATTCATTTTCAGAGTGTGGAAATCTGGAATGTACTAGTTTAAAAAAGACCACACTATCATTTTTCGGGCATTCGCACCAAAAGACCAGCTTTAAGAATGATATGCCTTGGGCTTATCACGTAGGTGTTGATTCACACGACTGCAAACTGGTGTCTATAGATGATGCTCTTGCAGACTGTGAAGCAAAAGTAAATGAATGTATAAAATATTTATAAAAACCGATAAAAATAAAAAATTTTTATCGTATAATATATTGTGAGAAACAATTTTCACTAAGTTGTAAAAATTATTCGCTAAATTAATTGTATTCAAAAAATTCTTTAAGGAGTATAGAAGATGTTTATTTACACAGAGTCCATTCTGCATAAACCGACAACAATGCCCAAGGCCGATCTATGCTCAAAAGAATTTTCCCTTGATTACCAGGCTAATTTTATACCTATTCGCATCTAACTTTTAACTTATACACATTATAGTGTGAGCAGAGGTTAATGCAACCCCTGCTCATATTTTTTTAGTAACTGGTGGAAAAACTCTCGACAGAGATAATTACTGGCTTTCAATAGCGAAAATGCAGACATTTGAGAAAGTCCATTCCGTAAGAAATTAATACTGCCGAACGCCTTTGTGTATGTAAATGTCCAGTATAAAGTATAGGCAGTAAAGTACTTTGAAGAATTTCTCAGCGGCTAGTTGTCTTCAAAGCCAAAATAAATATGCTGATATGGGGGAAATGGTAGACCCGCTGGTCTTAGGAACCAGTTCGCAAGAGTGTAGGTTCGAGTCCTATTATCAGTACCATAAGGCTATAGCGCGAGAAATTGTGTCTATAGGATTGCATAAATGCCCTGGCGGCTCGGAAAGACGGGCAACACAAGCGGTGAACTTTTCCGCTATATAAATAAAAGCAAAATAAACCTGCTTGATGGTTATGCAAGGTTGAATGGTAAATCATCTGCTCAGTTGAGAAGGACTGACAAAGTGCGTGTGGACGATGGCATATATAGAGGTGACACATTTCCTATTCCTCTATGGCAGCTCGGAAAGACGGGCAATATGCTGGAGTCGCATAGTGGCCGATTGCACTCGCCTTGTAAGCGAGACCTACGGGCGCGTGAGTTCGAATCTCACCTCTAGCTCCATAGCGTTCTTCGGTTGAACGCAATTGTAGAACCGAAATAAAGGCACAGACAGCAAGCTTTTTGGATTTGACTTTTAATCAGATAACCTTAAAATGTGCCTTGAAATATGCGTCATTATCTCAGTTGGCTAGAGCACGTGACTTTGGGAGTTTAGTATAAGTAATACAAGCATTATAGCTAGATACCAGTTCAAGCCTGATAATTTCCACCATAATCACGGGGTCCGCAGTTCGAATCTGCGATGACGCACCAATAAATGGTGTCTGTAGCCCAGTAGGTCTAAGGCGCTGGATTGTGGTTCCAGATATCGTGAGTTCAAATCTCACCAGACACCCCATAAATAAAAAATTACAAGGAGATTAAGCACAATGACACAGATGTGTATGCACCAGCGAAGACGCTGTAGGACAAGTAAAATTGAATATATGCATATCTATGCCCGTGTAGTCTAATTGGATAAAACAATAGTCTTCTAAACTATACTATGCTAGTTCGAGCCTAGCCACGGGTACCAGTATGCCACGGTATCTCAGTTGGTTAGAGTAATAGCCTCATAAGCTATTTGTCGAAAGTTCGATCCTTTCCCGTGGCACCATTAGCTGCCTTGTTAGGTTAACGGATAGACCGTGTCGCTACGGACGACAAGATATAGGTTCAACCCCTGTACAAGGTGCCAGAATGCAACCTTAGACAAGCGGTTAAATCGTCAGTCTGCAAAACTTGAAGGGGTCGGTTCGAATCCGGCAGGTTGCTCCATACAGGAGTTTAGCATAGTTGGTTAGTGCACAGGTCTCTGAAATCTGGTAGAACTGTTAGAATCAGTTAACTCCTGCCAAAAACAAAAACAAAGGAAACATAAGCAATGATTGAATCTGACTTTTCAGACTTTACAAAATTGAATATTTGGAAGCTGAGCAAGTGCGGTCACATTGCGCTGGTCTGAAAAACCAGAGAACTCAGTTCGACTCTGAGAGCTTCCACCATTAATATGTCTCATTAGGCAAGTTGGTTACGCCGTCGCCCTTTCAAGGCGGCGAGATGGGTTCAAATCCCGTATGAGATACCATGAAACTTTTCAACTTTTTGGAGTCATCAAAATGTGGAAACAGTCAAGAGACAGAAAAAGAAAACTTAAGAAACTTGCAAAAGAAACTGAATGTAATTGGTGCTCAGGTGCCTATTGGGATGAGGATAGGGGATGTTATATTCGTTATTCCATAAGTAGACGTGCAAACGGATGTCGTAGTTTTGTTAAAAAGAGATGTAATCGTTATTTTAGAAGATTATCTAAACACCTTGAAACTAACTGTAAAGGTATTAATCATAAGATGACTGAGTTTTGGTGGGAGATTGATTAAGAACAGGAGGAATTATTTATGATTCTATTTAGGCATTGCTCACATGAATTAGATAGTGCAATGTGCGATTTGAAGTCATTTCTTGGTTTCATATCACTTTATTTTTATTTACTTTTCTCAAAGGGCATATTTTCTTGGAAGTTGACGTTATATGATGACTCGTCTGATGATAGAATTGGCTGGAATAAGACGTATATTGTTTCTTCGAACAAATCAAGGCCTATTGCCTTTGTGACATTTTTTACAAGCAAGAGAACTTCTTTAAATACCTATAAAAAGTGGTTGGCGGATAATGCTAACTGCTTTGAGTCCACAACAAATGTTTCCCAAGGGGTTACATATGATGGTAATGTTGTCGAGGAGCTCAAGGCGGAAATTGAGGCTGATATAGTAAAATCATTGTTTTTAACTCAAGATGACAAATCGTAATTATCAAAGATGGCGTTATAAATTGTCTTGGGTTGACTTATGCGATGATGGTTGGTCTAAGAAGGAAAGAGTTAAAGGCTGGATAAAGCGTTATCTTAGAAAACAAAACAAGAGAAAGTTTGAAAAAGAATTTGATAAAGAGTGAAATATGGGGAGTTGTGATAATTGGTAGTCGGGCGGTCCTGAAAACCGTTGTGTCAGAGATGGCATTCAGGGTTCGAGTCCCTGGCTCCCAGCCAGATATGCTGACTTAGCTCAGTTGGCTAGAGCTACCGGCTCATAACCGGTCGGTCCAAGGTTCGAGTCCTTGAGTCAGCACCAGACTTCGTCATTAGAACTCAAAACTTATCAGCGAAGGGAATAATAAGTGAAGTGGACCCGTGACTGGCGTCAAGTCTGCGAAGGAGTATGGCGCACAAAAATATATGTATATTGGGGCATGGCGCAGCTGGTAGCGCAGTCGGCTGATAACCGAAAGGCTCCTTGGTTCAAATCCAAGTGTCCCAACCATAAAACGCAGGCATGACGGAATTTAGGTAGATATACTACATTCAGAATGTAGGTTCTAAAGGTTCGAGTCCTTTTGTCTGTACCAATATGCGAGAGTGGCGGAACTGGCAGACGCGCACGTTTGAGGGGCGTGTGTCTTACGACATACGGGTTCAAGTCCCATCTTTCGCACCATAAGCTCCGAAAATTTTTCGTTTTACATGATAAATTTGCAGTGGAAACGCTGTATAATATATTATGATAACAAAACGGCGAGCTTAAATCTGTTTATCGCTTCAAATAAAAAGCGTTCGCTTTGTACCCGTTAAGTACAGTTTCTTGGTTCTAAAGTGTTGCGGAAGCACACGTGACTGTCTATCACGAGGCCGGGGTTCAACTCCCCGTAGAATCGCCATATTTCGGTAGGTATGCCTAGCGGCGAGGGCCACGGACTGTAAATCCGTCACACTGGAAACATCGTTGGTTCGAGTCCAACCCTGCACCCAGAGGCCGGGTCGCACCCGGAGAATGTGAGAGTTACGCCCGACACCTCACTTGAAATGACAAAAGAACTAGGGCCTAAAAATATGCTAAATTAAATATCACCTTTGTGGTGGTAAATAAAAACAAAAAGGAAATTAAACAAATGAAGAAAACCTTTGCTTTTGTACTTGTACTCGCAGTACTTGTGTTTGTTGCAGCTACCGCTGTTGTATTTGCCCGCGCAGAAGCCTCTAGCTCTGCTCTGGTAGATAGCTCTGCAATTGACAGCTCTGCAATTGACAGCTCTGCAAATAGTTCCGGTGTTGGCAGTTCAGCAATCGTAGATAGCAACGCTATTGAAGTTAATGATTCTGCTATTAATTCCAATACAGTAAAAGAAAAGAATGGCTGTGGTTCAGTTGCTGTTATTGGTGTTGCAGTTGCAGTTGCTACACTTGGAACTGCTGTGTTTTATAAGAAACACTGAGCATTAAAAACTAAATAATTTATAGGACGGGTTCATAAGAATTCGTCCTATTTTTATTGTATAATATAGTAGAGAAATTTATGCTAAATTTAATACACCCTTAAAGGGTAAGCAGGGATATTTCGATGTTTTTTTTTCAAGCCTTCGGAATATCCCAAAACTATCTATAGAAAGGCGATTTATTATGAAATCGAGCAAAACAATTATTAACGAATACGTCAAGCAGTCAGACTGGCGTGTAAAAGAAAACTCTACAGTACAATATTCACTCGGGGGTTTAATTTTATCTAATTCTGGCAATGTAACAAGTGATTATTGGCTTTCAGAAGTTTATGATCAGGAAATTGGAGATGCGCATAGAAACGCAGATTTACATATACATGACTTATCAATGCTTTCCGGCTACTGCTTTACAGGTGATACTCGTGTAAAAACCCTTGATGGCAAAAACCCAACGTTTAAAGAGCTGGTTGATTCTGGTGTAAAAACTTTAAAAGTCTTTTCATATGACTTAGCTACTAATAAAGTAGTAATTGCTGATGCAATTAATCCCAGAATTACTCGTCAGGCAGATGAACTGGTACGAGTAACTTTAGCTACTAAACAAGAGATACTTTGTACGCCAGACCATTTGTTTTTGCTTCGTGACGGTTCCTATAGACAAGCTAAAGATTTGAAGTCAAATGACTCATTAATGGCATTATATATTACAAAAGAAGACGGCAAGTATATTGGCATTAACAAAGCTTGGAACTCTCAACATAGTCGTATGTATTTGCATCGTTGGGTTGCAGAAAACTATATTATTGGCCGTGCTTTAACTAATGATGAAATTGTGCATCATATTGACGGTGACAAACATAATAACCTTCCTGAAAACTTGGTAGTTATGTCATCTAGTGACCACAGGGCATTAGAACTTAAAAAAACTATGAGCACAACAGCTTGGAAAGAAGCTAACGCCGAAAGACTAAGCCAGTATAATAAGAGTGCTGAGAAAGTAGCTGCTATTAAAGAACAAGCTACTAAAAGAACTCGTAATGAAGACGGGACATTCGCAACAGAGTTCAAATATCAAGAGCAGGCTGACCCGAATAAAAAGTCATTTAATCATAGAGTGAGAAAAGTCGAGCATGTATTTTTAGCTACCCCTATAGATGTTTATGATTTAACTGTTCCTGGCTATGAGAATTTTGCAATAGGTGCTAATATCTTTGTGCATAACTGCGCCGGTTGGTCATTAAAGCAGCTCATCAGAGAGGGACTTGGTGGGGTGCCTGGAAAAATTACATCTGCTCCTGCTTCTCATCTTTCAACACTCTGCAACCAGATGGTCAACTTCCTCGGTATCATGCAGAATGAATGGGCAGGCGCTCAGGCTTTTTCTTCATTTGATACTTACCTTGCTCCTTTTGTAAGAGTGGATAAGCTTTCTTACAAGGAAGTAAAACAGTGTATCCAGTCATTTATTTATGGCGTAAACACCCCTTCAAGATGGGGTACTCAGGCTCCATTTACAAATATTACTCTTGACTGGGTTGTTCCTGCCGACCTTGCTGAACTTCCTTGCATTGTTGGCGGAAAAGACATGGATTTCTGCTATAAAGATTGTAAGAAGGAAATGGACATGGTCAACAAGGCCTTTATTGAAATTATGATTGAAGGTGACGCCAACGGTCGCGGCTTCCAGTATCCTATTCCCACATATTCCATCACACGTAACTTCGACTGGTCCGAGACAGAGAACAACAAGCTCCTGTTCGAGATGACTGCAAAGTATGGCACACCTTACTTCTCTAACTATATCAACTCCGATATGGAACCCTCGGACGTCCGCTCGATGTGTGTTCTTCCAAATACTATGGTTTGGGCAAAAATAGACGGAAGAACAAAACATATCACAATTGAAGAATTATATAATACCACAAGTGATGATATTAAAATCTTAAGTAAATATGGATATCGAGATGTAAAAGAACTTCAGAGGTTTGAATACAAAGGAGATATGCTGCAATTTACTACCGAATCTGGTAAATCTTTGACAACTACACCTGATCATGAGTTAGTTGTATATAAAATGCCTGATACCGCTTGGTTTTCAAACGGCGAATTGAAAAAGAGACTGCCCAGAGATTATTCAGAAGATGGCTGGACAAAACTTCCTCCTGCATTTACTCTTGGATTAGAAAAGAAGCAGGCAAAAAATGTAATTGTTGGTGATTATTTTACATGTCGGCATGAAAACCCAGGTGAAAAACGCAAAGGAATGACTTACGAGGAAGCTTATGGTGAGACTAAAGCTGCTGAACTGAAAAAACAATTTAGTGAAGACCGAAAAGGAAAAGTTGCTTGGAATAAAGGAGTCCCGATTTCGTTAGAAACTAAATATAAAATATCTAATGGACTAAAAGGACATTATGTATCTGAAAACTGCAGAAGAAAGTCCTCGGAACGCTGGCAGGCTCAAGATAACCCTAAGGCAAAAGGCCATTTTCATTCAGGAAGAATAGATTGTTCTATAAGTACGTTTGAGTTTGATTTTAAGGAAGAGCTAAATGCACTTGGGCTCTCATATATACATCAGTATGTAATCGAGACCCCTGAGAGAGCTTATGTTCCAGATTTTTATATTCCTGATTCTAATTTACTTATTGAATTAGAGACTACATATAACAATACGGAATGTTCCTATAATGAATTTTCTAAGGTTGTAAATGATAATAAGAGATCAAGATATGAATTCTTGCATTCTCTTGGTTATAATGTATTAGTATTTAATCCAGAACTTGATAATGATTCTTACAGATCTTATATCAACTGCGCCGACAAGATCCTTGACATATCTACATTTACATATGATGGTTATGTATACGATTTAGAGGTAGATTGCGATGATATAGAAGGCGATACAACGATGTATCACACATTCTATGCAAACGAAATTCTCACCGGCAATTGCTGCAGACTGCGCCTTGACCTGCGTGAGCTCCGCAAGAAATCCGGCGGCTTCTTCGGAAGCGGCGAAAGCACCGGTTCAATCGGCGTTGTTACAATCAATATGCCCCGTATCGGCTATCTTGCCGAAAACGAGACAGACTTCTATAAGAGACTCGACCATATGATGGACATCGCCGCACGTTCACTTGATATTAAGAGAAAAGCTGTAACAAAGTGGCTTGAAGATGGATTGTATCCTTATACAAAGAGATACCTTGGTACATTCTCGAATCATTTTTCAACTATTGCGACTGTGGGCGGAAACGAGATGTGCTTAAATGCTAAGTGGATTAGAGAAGATCTTACTCATGAAAAAGCACAACAGTTTATGAAAGATGTTCTTAATCATATGAGAAACAGACTTTCTGACTATCAGGAAATGTATGGCGACCTCTTTAATCTTGAAGCTGCGCCTGCTGAATCAACTTCTTACAGACTTGCTAAGCACGATAAAGAAAGATATCCTGATATCATTGTTGCTACCAGTATGAATTGCGGCGCTCCTTATTACACCAACTCTTCACACCTGCCTGTCGGTTACACCGAAGACGTTTTCTCGGCCCTCGACATCCAGGATGAACTTCAGACTCTGTACACCTCCGGCACAGTATTCCATGCTTTCTTAGGTGAAAAGCTTCCTGACTGGCGTTCTGCTGCAAATCTTGTAAGAAAGATTGCTGAAAATTATAAGCTTCCTTATTACACGATGTCGCCTACATATTCAGTATGTTCTGAGCATGGCTATATTTCAGGAGAAGCTTGCACATGTCCGAAGTGTGGAAAGACTACAGAAGTTTACAGCCGAATTACAGGTTACTATCGCCCAGTCCAGAACTGGAATGATGGTAAGCTCCAGGAATTTAAGGAACGTAAGGTCTATAGACCTGTTGAGACATGCTGCGTTGCAGAATTGAGATCTTCAGAAGAAGTTGCACCTTCAGTAGAAACATTTGAACCTGCGATAGAGAAAAAGGTAACTGAGTTTACTATTACACTTGTTGGAACCAAGACATGCCCGAATTGCAAGATTGCTGCAAGCTTGCTTGATAAATTCGGATATCCATTCACAAAGATTTATGTCGAAGACGATAGAGACTTTGTGGCTGAAAGAAATATTTCAAGTGTTCCTGCATTGGTTATCAACTCAGGTGATGACGAAAGAGTTATTACAGGAGTCGGTACAGTATTATCTGCAATTAAATCAGGCAATTTTATTGTTTAATATTTAGCTACTTAAGAGCCTTGAGAAATCAAGGCTCTTATTTTATTCGGCATAATTTCTTTTGCTAAATTATATAGTAAAAATAATTTATGCAAAGGAGCCTGTAATTATGGTTTTAAAAGAATGTATGCTTATTAAAAATAAGTATTTTTGCAACCCTGAGATGACTGACAGTAAACCTACAGGAATAGTCGTTCACAGCACCGGCTGTAATAATCCGTGGTTGAAAAGATATGTACAACCTGTTGAGGAACAGAGTTATTACGATGAAGTTATTGCTGATGTGGGTAAAAATTACAATGGCAACAGCTGGAATCGTCCGGAAGCGAATGCCCTTGTGCACGCAATGATTGGCAAGAATAAAAACAGTGAAATAGAAACATATCAGATACTTCCTTGGACTACTTGTTGCGCGGGTGTATGGAGAGGCAGACTGCTTTATGCCGGTGCACCTTGCTATGAAGATACTTCCTGGAAGAAAGTTCTTTGCTACACAGACAAAGATATTATGCTGAGTGGCAATGCTTTATATTTAATGGGCAAGCAGGGTTACTGTGCAATAACTTATAATGACCAGTCAGTATATGTCAGAAGTGATAATCTTGCTTCTTACAATTTAAATCCTACTGCCAGAATCCAGTTTGAGATACAAGAGGATTCTCTCGAGAATGAAGATTACTTTAAGGCTGTTTTCAAGGAAGCTGTCGAGCTTTGTGCTTATCTCTGCAAAAAGTATAATCTGACAACTGATTTAGTCTGCTCACACAACGAAGCTTATAAAGCCGGTTACGGTACACAGCATGCTGATCCAGATCACTGGCTGAAGAAGTTTGATAAGGATATGGATTGGTTTAGAGCTGAAGTTCAGAAATTACTTGATGCAGAAGAGCCAGAGGAGCCAGAGGAGCCTGAAGTGCCTGATTTTAAGCAGGGTGATGTAGTGTTTATTAAAGACGGCGTAACAACTTGGGTAAATGGCAGAACTATTGCCAGCTGGGTATTTGATACTACTTTGTATGTGTATAGCTATGATAAGGAAACACACAAGGTAAGAGTTACTGCAGATAAGACACTGCAGAGTGTTTCCGGAACGCTGTATGACTACCAGATTGAGCTGGATGAGACACAGCAGCCCTACGAAGCCCCAGAACAGCCTGAAGATGAACATAAGGAAACAGCCACAGAAGATATTAAAGCTAATCCTGAGCCTTCTGAGGAGCCTTGTGATGAGCCAGACGAGCAACAGGTGCCTGCAGACGTTTATCCAGATCCTATTCCGGAGCCGGATGAGACTGAAAATGACTATCCGAGAGATGATGAGCCTGAAGATGACTTTGACGTAATCGTTGAGCCCACACCCGAACCGCTGATTGAACCTGACGACGAACCAGTTAAAGTTACAACCTGGTGGCAGATTATTATTGAAGCTATTAAATGGTTATTTAATAAAATATTTAAAAAGGATTAAAAAGGACTAAACTGATGAAATGTTTTAATTTGTCTGAAGCTCTTGAAGAGCTTAATAAACTGGCAGAAGATGCCAAGTTTACCGATGAAGAAGTTGCAGCAATGACTGAGGCTGACCCGGCAGAACAGCTTGCTGATGAACTTGGTGATGAAATCCGGGAGTACTTAGACGGGTGGGGAGAAGCTGTTTTTTCTGCAGGTGCACCGGATCTTGAGGAATATGTTAGGGACAAGCTGATTGAATGCCCTGAACTTGATGCTGATATGCTGTATGAAGTTTTCTGGGATATTGTTAATGACTACAGAGATACTTATTGCGAAACTGATTACGACGATGACGAGGATTTTGCAGATGAAGATGAGGATTTAACTGAAGCCCGCAGTGCTGCCTGGCAGGGCAGTGATTATGACCCGGATGATTCAGAGTTTTCTGCTTATGAAGATGAAGACCCTCGCTTTGCAAAACAAGGCCACACACACAGATGTGTACAGCAACAGGAATGGCCGAGTATGTCAGTGGCGTCTTCAGCTGGATTTTCAGATCCTTATCCCTTTCCGGAGATTGGTGAACGTTCTAGAGGAATGCTTAAAAAACTGAACCTGGAGTATCATATTAAAAATAATGGTACTGCTTTTGCGGCAGTTTTGGCAAAGCTAGCTGCAGATTACCCGGGCAAGTTTGAACTTTACGGAGATTTTGCAAGTGCTGAGACACTCCGTCCTATGAAGCATGTGTCAAGTTATTATATTTATCGAGTCGGGGCTGATGATGTTGTTTCATATGTGCCGAGTACAGCTATGCTTGATGGTCTGTCAAGTGTTAATCCGAAAAGAAAAGAGGAGTTTCATCTTCTTTCAAACAAATCCAATGTTAACCGGGCAGCAGACTTTGTTGCAAGAGAACTTCATTTGAGTTAATAAAAATAAGGAGATTTACAGATGGCGTATTTAAAAAATGATTATAAGCTGATGTATGAACACAGAGATTTAACAGTAAATCCCGCAGACATTAACTTGAGAGCTACCAAGACACGTCCGGCAACAACAGACACAAACCTTGTTTATAAAAAGGCAGATGGTACAACTGTTGACCCTGCAAGTTTTAAGTTTATTAAAGAGGTAAATGGTAACTTCTACGGTAGTGTTTCCGGAAAACCTTCTGAAGCAACGGTTAAGTTCTCTGTTTACAGCGGCAATGACTGTATTTACGGCGATGAAGTAGTACCACCTGTTACAACTTACCAGATTTCTGCTGTAGGTGATGAAGAAAAAATGATTGCCGGAAATTTTGATATCTGCTGGAACTTTGAAGGTGACGATCCTGTTACAACAATTATCAGAAAAGAAGCAGTACCTGCAGGAACGAAAGTAAAAGTCTATGTAGAGCCTAATGTAGCGCTCTGGGATACTGTACCTACAACCTGTAAGGTAAATAATGTAGATACTGCTTTAACAAAGTACGGTGAAACTGATTTTTACTTTATAGAAGTTACTGTGAACGAAGACGTTGCAGTTGTATTTAATACCGGAACAACCCGTCAGCCACCAGTTACTACTACACGCACACGAACAAAAAGCACTACAAAATAATATTGAAAATAAAAGAGCCTGGACGTTGTTTCCGGGCTCTTTTTATCGTATAATATATTGAGGAAAATTGAAAGGAATAAGTAAATGAGTAAAATATATGCAGACTGTTATATTATATTAATGATAAAGGAATAACTGCAGAAGATTTTGTAGCAAAGGCATAAGAATGAACGAATACAAATTTATCCGAGATTTTAAAACATTTGTAGATGAGATTAATGCTGATAATAGCCGAAATTATAAAATTTCAGTACTTGAAAAATATAAGAATAACGACTGTATCAAATACTTTTTAAAGCAAGTTTTTGATCCGTTTATTATTTTTGGAATTTCTGATAAGAAGCTGAATAAGACAATTACAAAACAGGATGGACTCCGTTGGGTTTCTGGAACAGAAGACTCTGAAATTTTTGAGTATCTAAAAGAGCATAATACTGGGACTGATACTGATATTGATACTGTGCAGGTATATAGAGCTATACATATTGCAGATGACTGTAAAGACTTGTTTGATAAGGTAGTAACAAAAAGTCTGTCAATTGGCGTAGATACAAAAACAATTAATAAAGTTATGCCAAAGCTTATTTCTGAGTTTTCCGCTATGTTAGCTGAAAAATATTTCGAAGATCCAGAACGTATTAAAGGTAAGTCATTCGCAATTACTAAAAAAATTGATGGCGGCAGAATTATTGCTATTAAGGAACACGGCGAAGTAAGTTTTTATACTCGTCAGGGACAGAAGTACGAAGGACTTGTAGATCTTGAAGAAGAGATGCTGAGATGTTTACCTGATAATATTTGCCTTGATGGTGAGATCACACTGCTTAACCCAGGTAAACTTGTAAGCAAAGATCAGTATAAGCGTACTATGGAGATTACACGAGCTGATGGTGAAAAGCATGATATAAAAATGCTTATATTTGACTGTATGACAGCCGATGAATTTTGGGCAAGAAAGTGTGATAAACCGTATACAGAGCGCCGCAAAATGCTGGATGACTTACATATAAGGCCTCGACCGTTTTTGTGCCCAGGTGTAGATTATACCGGCCTTTATAGAGATGTTAAATATTTTGAAGTTCTTCCAATTTTATACCAGGGTTCAGATATAGCAATGGTTCAGAAAATTCTTGATGAACAAGTGACTGCTGGTGAAGAGGGAATTATGCTCAATGTACTCAATGCTCCGTATGAATTTAAGCGCACTTGGAATCTGCAGAAAGTAAAGAAAATGCAGACGCTAGATCTTGAAATTGTCGGTTACTATGAAGGCAAAGGAAAATATAAAGGAACTTTTGGTGGCTTTGAAGCTAGATATAAAGATGGAGCTGTTATAAAAGTTGGTTCAGGAATTGATGATGACTTGCGTGACATTGCTTGGAAGAATCCGGCCAGCTTTATTGGAAAAATTATAGAAGTTCAGTATTTTGAAACCTCTAACGATAAAAAGGGCAAAGAATCTTTACGTTTTCCTGTTTTTAAAGACTTCAGAACCGACAAAAATACACCAGATTATTAAATTGGAGAGTTATTATTGGAAGTTTCACAGAATTTTATAAACAAAATGAACGCACTTATTGCCTGTAATCCAGAACGTTGCGGATTATGCGGTTGTCCATTGTATTATGAAGAAATGAAAAAGTGCGACGCAGAAAGATTTATTCAGACGTTCACTACGGTAATGCACACGAAGCTCGAAAATACAGTTTGCTATCAGCCTGGTGAAAATATTTCAGAAACAGCTGAAAATGTAGAATAAGTTATTGTATAATATAGTATACTAAATAAAGGAAGGTAATTTCAATGAAGAAAATTACAGAGTTTGAAATTAATCGTGCGACCGTGGCAACGGACGCCGAAGACGCATGCGCAGAAGTCTATATTGATATGACAATGGATACCGACGCGGCTCAAGAGCTTTTCGAGCTGATACAGAATGATAATCTTGCTTTTACAGACCGCTCAGAAGACACTACTTGTTGTGGTTGCTGTTGCGAGTCTGACCCAGGTGATTATGAAGCTGAGGATGACGGAGCTGTGTATGAGGATGACTGTGATATAGACTGCTTGGATGAAGAGGACTCAGATCCTGCTGTTAAAATTGCAGCACTGAGAGCAGAAAATGCTATGGTGCACATGATTAATAGAGCATATGAAGGGGCTACAGCTGCTATTCGCATTAAAAATATCTATTATTCAGATAAGCCCGGTGAAGAAGTCGTAGTTGTTGTGTTTGAAGACGATAAAAAGGTTATTACACGTCCTCATGGTGGTGATACTTTTGATCTTAAGATCGGTGTTGCACTTGCTATTGCAGAAAAGATGTTCGGCAGTAAGAGTCAGTTCGGTAAGTTCCTTGTGAAGAATGCTAAGAATACTGGTGCTGTTGCTAAAGCACGCAAAGAAAACCATGCCGCTAAGAAAGCTGCTAAGCATGAAACAATGAACCTCAAAAAGCCTAAGGACAAGAAGAGCGCAAAGTAAGTTATACTTAAGCACTTAAAGAGAGTTCCGCAAGGAGCTCTCTTATTTTTTTGCTAAATTATTTGATACAACAATTTCGGAGGATTCTTATGAGTAAAATTAAGTTTAAGAAAGCTACTGAAGCTGATCTAAATAATGATGCTAAAATAACCCGTGAAAGAATGTTTAGCGGAGTAATTCCGTCACCTGAAGATGACAGGGACTTTACTGTTGCAGCTGCTGCGCAGTCATTTCCGCAGGAATATGAGTCACCAGCCACAGAGATTTTGGACCAGGGTCCGTATGGTATGTGTGTTGCACATGCTATTGTTTCTGCAATGATGAGATTTGAAAAGCTGATGTGCGGACAGTATAGTGACTACTCACGTGGTTATATATACGCTAACAGGCGCGATACGGACTACCAGGGTGAAGGAATGATTATGAGACAGGGTTTAAAACAGACTAACCACTGCGGAACTCCATGGTACCCTGATTTTCCTTACAGAGGCACCTATCCGGACTTAAAAAAGCGCATAAGTGAAGAAGAAAAGCTTCTGGCAAGATTAGCAGAAGACCATAAAATCAGAGACTACTTCCGTTGTTACTCAGAATCCGACATTAAGGAGACTGTTATGACACATGGCAGCGTGGTAATTACCGTTCCGGTCTATGATAACTTTGGCCGCGATTTACATGAGCCAGAGGCTGGTGCCGTGGAAACAGGTAGTCACGCAATGATTATCATAGGCTGGACTAAAGACAATAAATGGATTGTTCAGAATTCCTGGGGAGAGCTCTGGGGATATGGCGGAAAGCTGAGAATGGACTTCAGCTATCCCATTTATGAAATGTGGGGGCTTAGCATGGAAGTTGATAATGTTGTTCCGAGAGAAAAGAGCTGGTTCGAAAAATTATGGCGTGCTGTTATCGGCGGAATTTCTACTGTAAAACAATATATTTTATGCTGGATAAACAGATTTAAAAAATGAGGAGGTAATTTATTTTGGAAAAACTCGCAAGCTTAACTTCTTCTGGTCTAGAGTCAGCTAAAGAATTTCTGAAGCAAACACTTTTAGACATATTGGCTAATCTGCAGTCTGTACCAGAACTCGAGTCTCTTACAAAAGTACCATTTGAATTAGAATTAGAAAATTACGGAGGACAGTGCTTAGGTTGGCAGCCTAAAACATTACTGAAGGACTGCGTTGCAGTAAAAGAGAGTGAATCAACCGAATTTTACTTAGATTTATCAGTTACTTTTGAATTTAGTAACTTACAAAGTCACTTACAAACTCTAGGCCGAACAATTGCGACGCCAATAAACCAACAGGTGAATAAGCTGTTTAGGGATAAAGATCTCATAATGTGCGTCGCTAAACGGGAAATGCTTAAACTACCAGGAATTGCTAACATTAATTATTATAGCAGTAGCACAGGTCGCTATGATATAGAATTTACACTAATATATTTTCCTAAAGAAGGCGAAATTTAACTTGTTCACAATATTAACTATTGATATAAAGGTGATAATTTAAGATGGCAATTATTGTAGATACTTCAAAAAAGTTGAACTCAGTAGGTATTAAAAACATTGGCAAATTTCTAGAAGAACTTACTATACGCTTTTGGAATAATGTCTCTGAAATTTCTGACTTTACTGATCTTTGTGATAACAAATTTGAAATTAAGCTGTCAGGATTTTCTTCAGGGGGCTGGGTGGACTTGAATTCTTTACGGGACTGTGCTATATTACAAGACCCAGCTATAGGATACGATACATGGGCTTTAGTCTTAAGACTACGGTTTATTTTTACCGCAAAAACACAAAAAACTATTACAAACACAGATATTTTTCACTGGTGCCAGCAGCTTAAACAGCAGCTGCCTGATTTTTGCCATGTAAGTCAGAGCGGCAATGCTATAACAAACGCTATATCTGTTGGGCATTCGACTCCTATAAATATAGTTGATGCACCTGCACTTGGTTTTGTAGCAGTCTATCTTTTAACCGATAATGAACTGGAGGAGGTTTAACTATGCATATGTATGATAATTGTAAATTTGATATTATTCCGGATAACCGTCCTAAGCAGCCTGAAACAGATGCTAAGGATCCGATTATAATCGGTGGCACTGTGGTTCACACGTTTAAGCTGCCGTTCGCCTGGTCTGATACAACCTATTCAGGCAAAGTAACTTACCGTCAAGGACTTAAGAAAATTTTTCCGGATCTTAATGTAGTAGATGATATGGTAACTACGGCAGACGGTAAAAGCACTATAACAGTAACACTTAAGCCTAGCTATACTAACAGATTTAAAATGGGTTACGTAGATACTGAATGTCAGCTGCAGATTAAGTCAGATGCTGGCACAGTAAGCTATTCAAAGGCTTATCCGCTGACTGTAAAATCACCATTGATTAACTCCGACTCAGATACTCCTTGCCCCTGTAAGCAGTAAGGCAAATTAGATATGAATAATACGATTACTAAAGAAGACGAAATGGAGTAATTTTAAATGGATACTTCTAAAAAATTAAACCAAAAGGGTATTGAAAAGCTGGCGGATTTTACACAACGCGCGTTTGAATGTGTTATAGCACAACTATCAGCTGACCCTGCTTGGGCTGCCGTACTAGGCTCTGAAGAGTTTGAGCTAACGCTGTCCGCGTTTCAAGAAGAGCGCTGGCAAGAGCTGTCGTCATTTAGAGACTGTGTAGTGCAGTGTGATTTACATAATGGCCATAGCTATGAATACATTGATTTTAGCCCTAAAATTGTTTTTTCTGACCCCAAAAGTGTACGTAGGTCACTTACATCACCTGACGCTGCTATAGAATTAGTGAGAGACTTGGTACCTGACCAGGTTCGGTCTCTGCAGACTACTTGGTCTGACGTGTTGATGCTGTCGCAATCTATACTAATAAATTCAGACTGTCATCTATCTTCTACTAACTGCCATCTTTTTCTTACGCTGCTATTCTTTCCAGCTGCTGATGAAATGGAGTAATTTTAAATGGTCACATCAAAAAAGCTAAATCAAAAAGGAATTGAAAATGTCGGTAACTTTCTGAATCAGATTTTACCTGACTTTATAAAAACTGCTACGGCCGTTCCCGGTTGTGAAATTTTAGATCAATTTGACTCTATAAAACCATTTTGTTACGATGGACAGTTTTGGATTGAGTTTGACTCCTTACGAACTTGTCCTATGGTTAGAATACCAGGTGAGGGGTACTTTATAGACTTGGCTATTTATTTTACTTTTGATGCTGCTGACCAAAAAATAGAAGCTCTTAGAGTTTTATCTGAAAAAGCAGACTCTCTCTGGTCAAACAACAAAGACTCTAACAGTAAGCGTATAGCAAGCAATTGGCATGGTTTGCTCATTAAAGAGGTGCACCCATCTGGTGGTGATCTGGTAAAAGTCCCATGCATTTCTATAATAGTTTGGTACACAGTCCCGGAAGATGAGATCGACTAAAATAAATCTGCTAAATTAAATGTAAAAAATTTAATTTTGTATCGCATTTAAGGAGATATTATGGATGAGTTGATTAAGACACTTACAACCTGTGCAGCTTCTGCTGTTGTAAGTGGTATTGTAGGAACTATTATTGGTTTCTGGGTAAAGAAGCGAGTAATTGCTAAACTGGAAAAAAGAGACGCAGATGCCAGAGAGCTTGAAGAGCGCAGAGCAAAAGAGCGTACAGAGGAGCTTAAAAAAAGTCTTATGGTCGCAGTCCGTGAAGAGCTTAAGCCGACAAATGATAAGATCGATGGCCTGGCAAATACTGTCGAACATATCAAGCACGGTACACTTTCAAGCCTAAGAAATGATATTCTGACTTGTTATTATAAGTGCTGTGAAAAAGGTTACAGAAATGACTATGACTATAAGAATATCCACGAACTGGATGAAGCTTATCTTGAACTTGAGGGCAACTCATTTATTGCAGATATTATAAAAAGATTTGACGAACTTCCTACAAAGGAAAAAGTCAAGAAAGGTAAGGATAAAGATTAATGGAAACTTTTACGCTTATTTGTAACCTTATTATTACTGTTTGTGGCGTAATTCCTACAGTAGTAACAGTGATTCTTTTTGTAAAGAACCTGATTGAGCAGAAGAACTGGAAAGCTATTGAGCCTATTGTAAAAGCTGCTATGACAGCTGCAGAAGAATACGCTAAAGAGCATCCCGGAATGTCGGGTGAAGAGAAGCTTGACTTTGCTCTCGCTACTATTAAGGGCGGACTTGATGCTGCCGGAATTGCTTTTGATGAAAAGCTTGTTAAGCAGATTGTTGCTTATATTAACGAGCTCTGCAAATGGTCAAAGACAGTTAATGCCGGTTAATTTCAGTTAAAAATTATAAAGGGGTCTTTTCGGAGGCCTCTTTATTTTTGTGCCCCGGAAATATGCTAAATTATACAGAGCGTTTTTAATAAGGAGGCCAAAATATGGCTGAAATTCAGACTATGTATCGAGGCGATACATTCACATTTTTATTCACAGTGCTTGATCCGGACACTGGCACCTCATATTCCCTTAAAGACTCTGACCGTATTTATCTGGCACTTATGGAGCCGCATTCGGACTTTGAGCACAGCTTGCTTTATAAAGTTACCCCGAAGTCGGGTCAGTCAGGCTCCGGTATTACACCGTCTGCAACTGCAGGGTTATTCGCAGTAACGTTTAATCCGGAAGATACTGAGCTGCTGGTACCAGGAGTATATTACTACACAATTAAGCTGCATAGACAGGTAGTAAATCCGGTAACAGAAGTAACTACAGAAGAAAATTATACAGTTTTGCCTAAGACAAAATTCATAATCTTAGACTGATTGCTAAATTAAATTAGATATAAAACTACAAGGAGAAAATAATTATGATTTCAACAATTGCTAATGATGCCGTGTATGAATTTATCGGATTACAGGGTGATGTAATGCCCATCGGAGAAAACTGCTCTAATGCTAATCACGTCGAGGGCGCTCCTAAAATTATTAAGCAGGGCAGCACATTCTTTGTATCAAAAGCAAATGATCCTATGCTGTATGTACTTATGATCACACCTTCGCAGACTGAAGGACAGCTGCCTACAGGTACCTGGATTAAATTAGTTTAAGATAAAGGATTGGTAAATAACCATGAATGATAATAGCATTTTACTTGCCTGGGCGCTGCTTAGCAAAAATGGCGGCGGTGGAGGCGGCGGAGGCCAACTTTATACCACCACAATAACAGGTGATGGAACAACGACAGACTTTACAATCACCCATAATCTCAATACACAATATGGTGCAGTTATTGTCTGCGATTCTTCATATAATGACGTAATTGTAGATATACAGAGATCCACTGCTAATGCATATATTTTAGGCTTTGAAGAGGCTCCTGCTGCCGGCGTACTATATCATGTTGGTATTATGGCAACAACAGGCGGAGGCGGTGGTGGCTCTGTAGCCATCGATAATAAAACAATTAAAAAGAACGCACAGAATCAGCTTGAAACAGCTGCTGGTGGTTGGTATGATTCTGATACAAGCACATATCACACTATTGATGGCAACTACATTCCCGTGGATGGCACTACAACTTGGATTGATTCTGAAGGCAAACTTGTTGCTTCAACAAGAGCGCTTCAGCCTATGAAGAGTGCTTGGAAAGGTGCTATCACAACTCAAGCTGCAGCCACAGCAATTCTTAATGACTCTGCAACACTTGAGGGCGATGGATTCTTAGGAACAGTTCATTGGACTGATATGCCTGGTGATTTCACACAAGCCGAAGTAAAGGCATTTGTTCTTAAGAAAGAAACTTATCAGAAAATTATCCAGTTTGAGTTAACCACTGGCGAATCGAGCTCTAGCAATGCTCCTTACGCTTGGTATTATAACTCTTATAAGGACGAATGGTGTACATATATGCCACTTACCACATCTGTATCAAGCAATTCTATTAATATCGGTCTTGCTGCTTCGGTTGGTAAAACCCTTCAGGACCAGATTACAAATCTGCAGAATATTGGTCGTTTCTTAAGTATTTGGGACGCTACAACCGGTTTACCTACAACAGATCCTACAGTTCTGCCTTACACATACAGAACAGGTGACTACTACAGAGTCGGAAAAGTCGGTGGCGGAAGATATATTCACCAGATTGCTCTAAACGGCACAACTGCCGAATCAACTGCTTATGTTGCTTCGTTCGGATTTATAAATGAATCAAACACAGCATATTCTACTTTTGAATCAATTGCTCAGAAGCTCTATGAATTAGGCTACAAGACTATATCTTCTGCAGTTGAATGCTCGCATACAATCAGCGGCACAACCAGAAGCGGTTTTGTCTACAGCCCGAATTCTACTGGAAACAGACTGGTATTTATTCACTACAATGATGACACGCACGAATACGAGCAAGACGGAACCGCAACTTCGTCATCTGTTATAAACGATAACGTATCGATAGCGTCTATTCACACGGTAGAAATCGAAGGTTCTTCTACAACAAGTCAAGCAACATATGTAGATGCTCTATCTTTCCCGTCAACACGTTCTACGGCTTACACATCTGTCGCAGATATTGCTCAGGTATTACAGAAATTAAATTATTCAGCTACATATCCTTGCTTCTGCGCCGGACAGGTTGGAACGACTTCTATTTATCTCTGCTATGGTTCTGGAAATGAACTTGTACTGATGGACAACATCAATCATGAAGTAGGCAGAATTGCAACAGCAACAACTATAAATGATGAAGTTACAAGTTCTGGACTTCCTAACTATAAACCTACCGGAACAACTTATAACGGAACACCTTCTACTGTTTTAGAAACTGAAGAACTTGAAGTCGGCGCTGTTTATTACTTTGACAGCGAAAAATGGGTGCTTCAGAAATCTGGCGGTGGCGGAAAAGTACAGGATGTACAGATAAATGGTACAACTATAGTTGCCGCTAATACTGGTATTGCTAATATTCCGATTGCCGGCTCAGAACTAGGTGTTGTGAAACCTGGAAGCGGATTAGTTATAAATTCAACTACAGGCAGTATTTCTGTCAATAAAGCTTCAAATTCTGCTATTGAAGGCAAGAGTGAGGCTTATAACCCAATAGTTCCTGCTAACTTAGATAAAGCAGTAATGGAAGGACTTGGAAATAATTCATTAACATGGTCTGATGCTTATAAGACTTCAGCAAGAAATACAATCGGTGCCTGCAGTCTCCAGGAGTATGATCCAACCGCTGTTTCATATTCTGACGGAGTTTTATATTATACGGTGGATTAAATTATGGAAAATACTTATTGTATCTATTGCCATACATCACCGTCCAACAAAAAATATATAGGTCAAACGAGCATGCAAGATATTCCCGAAAAAAGATGGGGTTATCAAGGTAAAGGTTATCAAGGTAATCCTCACTTTTGGTCAGCTATTCAAAAATATGGCTGGGATAATTTTATTCATGAAATAATAGAGGACAATCTTACATTAGATGAGGCTAACGAAAAAGAAGAATATTATATAATGTTATATGAAACATTGGATTCTTCAAAAGGGTATAATCTCAGGCATGGCGGGAGTCATGGCAAATTTAGCGATGAAGCAAGGCTACATATGTGTGAGGCACAACAAAAAATAGCTGAGACCAAAATAGTTTGGAATAAAGGTAAAACTGGTATTTATTCAGAAGAAACACTAAAAAAGATGTCTGAAACTCGAAAAAGTAATTTTCAATCTGGAAAAAACATCTCTTGGAATAAAGGTAAAACTGATGTGTATTCAAAAGAAACTAGAGAAAAAATATCGAATACAAAGAAACGTCATTTAGCCGAGGGATTATATACAAGTTGGGCCAAAGGTCTCATTGGTGTTCACGAAGGTGAAAAAAATCCAAATTATGGCAAAAAACATCCTGGAGAATTGCACTGGTTTAATAACAGAATAGAGAATAAACGCGCGTCTCAATGTTCAGATGGATTTGTTCCAGGAAGATTAAGCTACAAAAAGAAACCAAGTGGCAAACATTGGTATAACAATGGAACGGTAAATGTTTTTGCACTTGAGTGTCCATCTGGATTTGTTCCTGGTGCCCTACAAAATCACAATAGAAATAGAGCACCAGGAAACAATGAAACAGCTTATATCGATAATTGGGGAGGTGATATAATATGTCACTTCGAATAAAAACACACGCACTCCCGCTTGGATATACAGAGCTACAGTATTTACAATCTCCGTCATCCACTAGTACCGGTAACTACCTAGATACTGGCAAACCTATTCAACAAAACGCTACATACGAATGTAAATTTACGTTAGGAAACACACAAAATGGATCCATTATGGGTACAAGAACCGAGGGTTGGAGATTCTGGTATTTAGTATATTCTGGTTCTTTTGAAGTACCGGCTGGTAATGATATAATAATACCACAGTCTATAGTAACTCCTACCACTGGTACTACCTACGTATTCAAATCAGAACATTCTGTATCTGGAAACACTTTTTATTCCACGACTTATATTGATGGTGTTGATGTTAACACTAATACTACAGACTCAACACGTATGCCTACCACCAATATTTGGTTGTTTGGCAATAATAAAGACGGTTCTGGTTCTCAATATGCTGCGACAAAACTAAGAATTCATTATTATTGGATAAAAGATACTAATGGCAATTATATACAGCATCTTGTTCCGGCGAAACGCAATAGCGACAACAAACTAGGCATGTATGATATTGTTGCTAACACATTTATTACAACAACTGGTGCAGATTTTACAGCAGGACCAGAAGTAACAACGCCAACAAAAGCCTTAAAAGAAATACATGAGCTTCGTAAGTCGGACGGACAAGGCGGGTTGGAGTATATTGGTGAGCTTTACAAAACCACCAATAACAAATACTTCGGCACTACTTGTCCCACTAGCAGGCCTTCTACTTGGACAGCCGTTGAATGTCCTTTGGCAGTAGGTGCAACATTTACCGTAAGCGTAAAACCTGGAGATGGAACTTATCATCAAATCAGCTATTATAATGCCAGTGGTGCTCATTTAGATTACTATAATATTACAAGTACAACGCCTGGTGGCAGAAAGTATAGTACTAGTTTAACCGTACCGGCAAATACAAAATACTGGTGCATTTATTCTTCATACGGAACTACTGCAGATACAGAACCGATGATACTTGAAGGTACGGCCAGTGCTGCACAATGCGATGATTATAAACCTGCTCTTGCAAAAATCTTCTCAGCCGGCTATGACAGAACTGTGTCTGGAAATGTTCCGCCGGCATTTCCGGATGCTCGTGCTAAAGCTACTACTTGGCAGATTGACGGGCAAAGTAAACAGGGAGTATTACCTACAACTTATCAAGAATATTCTTCGGTAGAAGATACAAATGGAGTTGTTTATACCAAGACATCTACTTATATCCCAGCGAAAAGAATTTCAGATAACGTATTTGGATTGTATTATATATCAACAAATACATTTGTAACGGAGATATAATATGGAAAATACATATTGCATATATTGTCATACTTCACCATCTGGAAAAAGATATATTGGACAAACAAAAAATAATCCAGAAGACAGATGGAGAAAAGATGGCAGCGGTTATAAAAAACAAGAATATTTCTATAAAGCAATTCAAAAATATGGCTGGGAAAATTTTGAGCATGAAATATTAGAAGAAAATTTAACTGTTTCAGAAGTTGATGTGGCTGAACAATATTATATCAGATTATATAATTCTTATGACACTGAATTTGGTTATAATAGAACATTAGGTGGGCAAGATAATCATGAATTTACAGATAGTGTTAAAGAAGATATATCTAATTCATTAAAAGAATACTATAAATTTCACCCAGAAGCAAAAGAAGAAGCCCGTGTTAGACAATTAGGTAAAGTAACTAATGGTAGTACTGGTATGCGTACATATAATAATGGTATAATTGAAACTAGTGCATTTGAATGTCCTGATGGATTCGTACCAGGAAGACTCGAAAATACTTGTATAAAAATTAGAAATAGTAATTTAGGTAAAGTTGTTGATGAAAGCACAAAAATAAAAATTTCAACTGCACTAGAAGAAAATACTGAATATATGGATAATTTAAAAGAACGAATGACTAAAAATAACCCTATGAAAAATCCTGATACTGTTAAAAAAGTTTCAGAATCTAGAGTAGGAAAATATATTGGTACAAACAGTCCATCTGCTAAAAAAGTAATTTGTATAGAAACTAATGAAATTTTTAATTGTATAGGCGATGCCCAGAAGAAATATAAAAACTGCAGCAAAATTGGTGCAGTTTGTAATGGGCGAAGGAAAACGTCTGGTGGTTATCATTGGCAATTTTATAAAGAGGAGGTAACAGCATAATGGCAACATTTATTCAAGGTAGTGGGGTTTCTGGACCTTCTCCGAATTTACCGATTTCTGTTTATGGTTGTGGTGATAGTGGTTTACCGAGTGGGTATAAGAAGTTGGAGTATATTGAAAGTACTGGAACACAGTATATTGATACTGGATTTGCTCCTTTACCTACTGATGATTTTGAAATTAAATTATGTATTACTGAAGATAATAGTAATGGTTGTTTCTTTGGTGCATCTAATATATTTCAATGGACTACAGTTAACTCAGCAATTGCTTTATCACAAACCACAGATAAAAATATATATTTCAGATATGGTAATAACCCAACAACAATAAGATGTATGACCATTGCTGATACTCCAATTATTGCATCGTTAAGAGGAACTACTTTAACAATTGGTAATAATACAGAAACAATTACAAGAGAAAGTAGTTGGTCATCAACCGTTCCAACATTATATTTATTTAATAGACATTTAGCAAATCCTGCACAACTAGCTTATTGTAAAGGAAGAATATATTATTTGAAATGGTTCTCTAATAATGCATTAGTAAGAAATATGATACCTGCTAAAAACTCTTCTAATGTAGTTGGTATGTACGACCTCGTAACAAATACATTCTTTACAAATGCTGGTGAAGGTGATTTTATTGCTGGACCTGAAGATACAAGTTGTGTAGTGCCTGTAAAAGTAACTAGAGAAGTTCCACTTGCATATAAACAATTAGAGTATATTGAAAGTACTGGAACACAGTATATTGATACTGGAATAAATGTTGGCACTACTTCCAATTTTAATTTAGATTTAGATTTCTCAACATTAACAACACCACCAACTACAGATGCAAAAGCGGTATTTTCGTGTAAAGAAGGTTGGGTCTATAATGCATATTGCTTATTATACAGATATAATACTAACGACTTTAGATTTAATGGCACCAACCTAAGAGTGGGAGATTTTTCCGTTAATACAAGGTATAGATATACTACTCATTATAGTGATAATACAGGCACATTATTATCAGAAGATGGTACTGAATATACACATTCTTTAGGTGATAATTCGAATTTAAGTACATTAAAAATATTCGGTGTGCCGGCAACTGACAAGTGCATTAATATGCTCTTACATAGATTGAAGTGCTATAGTGGAACAACTCTTATTGGTAACTTTATTCCAGCAAAACGTAATTCTGATTCTGTGCTCGGTATGTATGACTTAGTAACAGATACCTTCTTTACAAACCAAGGTACAGGAACATTTACAGCTGGTCCAGAAGTAGGAACAGTTTATAATATTAACCTTCCAGCCCCACTCCAAAAGGTAGGAACATACGCTGATTCTATTGAAAGTGATGGAACATTAACAAGAGGGGTTGGTAAAATTACTCTCTCTGCTGGAACTCATACAATAAGTGATGCAATGAGTAATTCACCTTATTTATGTACTCAGCAAGTAGCAGGAACATTGAGTGGACAAAATATCACACTTGATACAGGTGTAAATAATGCTGATGTATATTATGTGAAGGCGGTAGTAAGTGAAACAACAGTTCAAGTACCAACAATAAGCACGGCAAAAGGTGCAAATTACATAGCTGTAGAAACTGAAGTACAGCCCTCTAATATGTCTGTAACATACAGAAAGAAAACAAAATAACAAAAACAAAACAAGTCCTCGGGAGTGATTCTGAGGACTTGTAAATAAAATCAAAATTTTATTAATAAACAAACCCCACCTAAATAAAATATCCATTTCATTCGCAAAAAATGGACAAAATCATGCCTTCACATTTTTGCTAAATTATATATATATATAATCTAATCAAAAGGAGATCCATATATGTACGGAAAACTTATTGACGGCAATGTCGTATTTGCTGCAAGAGACCAGATTTACGACAATGTCAAATACAAACCTGCTCCTGCTTGGGTGCTCGAAGCTCTCGGATACAAAGAGGTCATCTACACAGATGCGCCGGAATGCCCCGAAGGCAAGAAACTCGAATCAGGCTGGACAGAAAAAGAAAAAACAATTGAGCAGACTTGGACAATTGTAGACTACAATCCAACTCCTGCTGAACAATGTGCAAATTTGCGTTATTGGTTTGATAATTATTATCGCCAATATAACGAAAAACTTACTCGATTTGCTGCTCTTGGAATTGAAGAGCCTATCGAAGATCCGATTAGAAAGAAAACCTATAACACGCTTATGGACCTCTATACCGAAGCTGAAATAGTTCGCGATGAAATACATCAGCTTGAAAACGAGGAGGAATAAGAGATGCCAAAATCACTAGGTAAAAGACTCGATGATCAGTCGATTGCTGTTAAAAAGACAGTAGCTGAAAACGCTAAAGAAACGCTAAAATTATATGCTGAACTTTCATGGAAAGATTCAACACTTAATTTAAATCCAGAAATTACACATTGGGGTTCGATACATTCTTTTTTATCTGATGGTAAAATGTTTATCGTTGCAAGCACCCTAAGTTCAGTCTCAGGCTCTCTTCGTGGAACGTATCTTTATATGTCATTAGATGGAGAAGAATTCGTTGAATTAAGACACCTTAGTTCAATAGAGATGTATAATTCAAAAGTATGCTCAAATGGAAATACTATCGTATTTTTAATACAGAATAACACTTCTGGATCATTGAGCGGAAACATATATGTTTCCCATGACTTGGGTGCTACTTGGGCAAACAGAATGTCTGTATCTGGTTCTGCAGAAGACATAAGATACGGCAATGGAATATTTGCCATTGGTCACAGAAATGGTTCATACTATGATACTCAAGAAGATGATCATAGAGGTTCATTATTGATTTCCAGAGATGATGGAAATACATGGTCTGAAACAGTTCCGGCTGGCGCATCTGCAGTTTTAACTGACTTTGAATATCTTAATGGATATTTTGTAATCTGTAATTGTGGATATAGAAATGTAGCCGTACGGCCGTTATCGATAAGCTATTATGTAACAAAAGATTTTATTACATATACTAAGTATTATTTCCCTCAGCGCCCAGATGCAGCAAGCGGACCATGGGTTGATGAATTTAAGGCTGCATACGGAAATGGAAAATACGTATTTATGCTTGGCGGTCAAAGCGAAGAGAGATATTTTGCATCATCTGACACTCTGGAACATTCATCATATAGTGGTTGGACCATGTCTACAACTCCGGTAAAAGTAGTAACCCCTGGATCTAGCAGTAAATACTATTCATTGAAATTTTTAGATGATAGATTTTTGGCTGTATATAATGATGCATCTGAGGGCGGTTCGAGTAAGATTATAAAATCGATGTATTCAATCGATGCCGTTACATGGGCTTATATAAATCCTAGTATAAAAGAATATAGCTCACTAGTCGCCATGAACATTGAACTCGGAATTCAGGGACACAGAGCTTGGGTGACATCAGGAAACTATATCGACGACCAATATAAACTCTGTAAGAGAACTGTTCTCGATATTACACAAAATAGTATCAGACAGACAGATGCCATTGCTGAATCTATTGAACCTAAGATGATTCATAAGCAGGATAAATTGACTGCTGGTAGCAATATCAATATTGCATCCGACGGAACAATTACTGCTACTGATACCACATATACAGCGGGTGAAGGAATCAACATTCAGGGAAATGTAATTTCATCTGCGGGTGGATCTGGAAATGCTGGAGGCATTACATATATACCTACACTTTCGTTTATAAATCACTCTCAGGTAGCGACTCCTATTAGTAGTGATTTGACACCATATGTATTAATAGGATCAAAAACATTCTCCGACGGAACGATTCACGTATACTGTCACGAGAATGTATTTGAATCGGAAGACAACGGAGAAACATGGGAAACTAAATATATTCGTTCTGGATCACATGGATACTCTAAAGGTTGCGAATTTAATGGAGATTTCTATATTCTCGAATCTGTTGGAGAAACTTCTTCTATCGCATCTAAAACGATATATGTCTCTCATGAAACATCAGTAGATACATATGCCTCTACTGCTATATTTACACCTTCAAGTAGCAGTGTCACTACAAAGTATCCAATCTGCATAACATCATTAAATAATAAATTATTTGCTATGATATCAGGATTACTGTATGTATCAGACGATGGTACAACATGGACATCATATGATATATCATCTATAGCAAATCCTTCATCAATCATTAAAATTGGAAATTACTATTGTATAACAACAACTTCTACACACGATTATATTTCCACAGATTTAACAACTTGGACTCAGATTGGTGGCGGAACATTGACCAGTCCTGTACATATTATTGAGCAGCTTTTTGATGGCGCAATTTTATATAGTGGCACGGGAGATGATAAATATAAATTCACTACAGATTTAACCACGTTCTCTCAGTGCACTGGATTTGATTCAGGTATATCGATCGCTAAGCCTGGGATGATAAACAGTTCAAAGGCTGTAGCCCTCGAAACTCCTATCCCTTCATCATCAGATAAATATGCATATGTTTCATCTGATGGTATTAGATGGGTAAAGAAAGGAAAATGGTCCAATGCATTTTCTGGATATACAGATCCTGGTATAACTGAATTCGGAGATTGTGGATCTGTTTTCAATTATAAGAATGGAACATATGCACTCGAATTATCATTTTCATACACTGGCATTTCTGATAAGATTGCATCTATTTTATATACGTCGGATGGAGAAACATGGAAGTTAACGACCACTCCAATGACAGAGCCCGTTTTCACTGAAACATTCAATTGCTATGGTCATACAAAAGCCGGCGATAACGATTTTATGCTGTATTATCGTTCTGAAGCCGCTGCAAGTGGACGTTCAATGAATATATGCAAGATTTCTGATAGTGAAAATCCAGGAGAAATTAAATCTCAGGGAAATGATATTACTGAGGCTATGTCATCAACAGTGACTGCATCACTTCCTAAAGCAGACGGTACCACGATTAGCGATGCTACCGGAAGTCTGGTTGCTACAGGTTACAATTCATTAAAGCTCGTAGAAGAGCAGAGTACTTCTGTTAATACAAACAACGTCCCGATAAGCAACGGGAGTGGGACCTGGACGGTTAGCGCGATGATGTTTAGCGTTGTTGAGTAAATATGATAATTAAATAATAATTAAAGAGGAAAAAATAATGTTTATACATCAAATAGTTTCTAATGAAGATGGAACCAAGTTGGTTGCATCAGCATATTCGATAGAGGGCGGTGCTGGAGATGACGGAGGAGATATTGGTACTGCATATCTCATATACTATAATTTTACAAGTTCTAGCTGGATATGCGATAGTGTCAATGCTGTTTCCGGATTAAGTCCAAATGAACTCCCGGGCATACATTGTCTATGCTACGGACAGGGAAGATTCTGGGCTATTCGATATACTGCACAGTTCGTTGGATCAAATGCGGAAATAACAAATGGAGTACTTTGTTCTTCAACTGATGGAGTATCTTGGACAGCTCATTCTTCAATCGTGGCATCAAAATGTGGAATAATTAATGATGAAATATGGGTATATTGTGTATCCGATAACAACTGGTATAAGTTTAATACAACAAATAATACTTTTGTTTTGCAGTTTGCAGCTCGCACTAATAACAATCCAGAAGTTTCTCTTTTTGCTCCGTGTTTCATTTATTCCAACGATGCGATAGCTCCTATTGAGCTTGCTTTAAACAGTAACGTCTGGACATATTACTATAGAACAACATCTAATACATGGGATTCATACAGTACGGGAATCGTAGCTTCTGATGCCCCAGATTATATGACAACTCCTGTTATCGGAAATGGAAAACTTATTACATTAAATGAGTATCTTCCTGCAATTGACCCACCATTTTAAAGTAGAGAGGAATAAAAAATGAATTTAGATAATACTAAAGTACTTAAAGTAGATATATCTTTTTCCAATGGAGTGCCTTCATTTTCTAATCCACAGCTTGTTACAGTCGGAACAAATGACGAAAGCTCCGTTATTGGATTAGAATATATCGAAAACGAAACAAATTTTAAACTTATCAAACAACCTACACTGGTGTCTGGAAATACTACTCATGGTATTAAAATATATAATTCTTCAGATGGAACAACGTGGGAATCAGATAATTATGATACCAATATTCCATATGAAGAGCCCCAAGGAGGCGAATTATAATGAGCTCCTTTTATTTATTTAATAGTTTAAATCAGATGACATCTTGTCAGATGGTCACTGATAAATTATGGACTGTTTTATCTGGGTACAGCTCTGAAGATGAGTGTGAGAACAACTATCTCGTGGCATATACTCCTCCCGGTTCTACTCCGACCCCGACTCCGACTATGACATTCAAGTTCATGCAGAACGGACTTGATATAACAAATAAAGTCAAAGAGGCCATTGGATCAGGTTCTGCAATGTCAATTAAGACAATTTCATCAGGCAGTGGCACATCAATATTCGCCGGCAATCATGAATATGAGGAAGGCGATCCTGCAATATATGCAGGTTTTTCTGATTGGTCCTGTATAGTGGAAAAGGATAATGTATTAATTGGATTTGGTCCATGCGATCCAGATGATGATACTATTCTAAAATTTGATAGATCCACAGATGGCGGAGTAACATGGATCACTAGCAATTTAGCAAAACCAGACGGATTTAGTGACCTTTCGCCATCAAAGGCAATCATTACTCAGAATAGAATTATTCTTATTCCAAGATATCGCGCCGAAGAAACTGGTATATGGTCAAATGATGATACGGATTATCCAGGCTCGTCTTTTATATATACCGATGATCTTGGATTAACATGGAAAACTGGATTATTTCCTCATAGTGCATGCTGGGTAGGATGTTATGCCAACAACACTCTTGTGATTAGCGATCTGGATGTTGAACCGGGAGGAGGCACTGTTTATTATTCAACGAATGAAGGCGCAACCTGGAATACCGGAGCTGATTATTGCTTTAGAGCAATACATTATAGCGCAGGAAAGTTTATTGGATTTGTTGATAATGGCGATGAAGCACATACTTGTTCATATATTAGAACGTCAGCAGATGGAATTACCTGGTCAGATCAGATTTCGATTGGCGCAACTGGAATACCTCCAAGAACAAAGTATTGTGGCTCTCTGAGTGACGATACATATCTTTATGTAATAGAATCGTATTCCAGCATTAATAATGGGAAGTATATTTTGAGATCAAGCGATGCCGGACAGTCATGGACAATATTTATGGATCTTAAACCCACCGGAATAGATTATTTCTATGCCGCTCCATTCGCAATATTTAATGGCGAACTTCTATTTTCACTCAATCAGTACGGCATAATAGAATAAAGAGGAGGTCTAAATGAAACAAGTATTTTATTCAACACGCGATGGATTAATTTTAACTCCTCACTATATTAATGGAGAAGATCAAGTTGGTTATATAGCCAGCATAAGCGCAAGTGGATCAAAATGTCTGATTATATCTACGAAAGGCGAGTGGCCAGAAGACACGCTAAATGTCACATGGGGATCAACTGGCGAGATTACTGAAACATTTGTAGAGCAGAACGGATCAAATGTTACTAATCAATTAAAGTCAGTTCTCGGCATGGACAATCTACCCTTCTCTCCAGTTCCTATTGTAACGTCGCTTACAACTTGGAACGCCGCAAGTTTCTTAGGCGATACAACACCCACAATAACACTTCCGGCACCCGAAGGTCCGAGCAAGGGATTTACTGAAGAAATCCAGATTACTTGGATTGCAGCAACAGCGAACGCATCGTTTATTGCTCCTGCTGGTTGGGTTCTTGGAGATTCCGATGGATATGCCGGATTAAATACTGGCAATACATTGGCTTATACCAATTTAACCGCTGGAAGCCTATATGAGGTTTCTATTGCAGTCGTCGATGAAGATCATCTTAGCCTTGTTATGGTTGAAAGACCTGGTGTTTATGACGATTAAATGAAAATACAAAAAGAGCTCTCAACCGAAATTGAGAGCTCTTTTTGTTTGCAACTACAGAGAAACTGCTAAATTATACGAGAAATAATGAAAATTGGAGGAAACACATGTTTAAAATAGATAAAAGCGAGAATTTCCGTATTTCTATGACCCGTGGAGACAGCGGTACAATTCGTTTAAAGGCTAAAGCAGCTTATTTTGCCTCGGGCGATATAGTAAAATTTACTGTAATGGCCTGGGGAAAGTGTACTGAAGTGCTGTTTGAAAAGCAGATGACAGTTCCATCTGGTGCCAGCACAACAGAATTTGACATAAATTTAGCTCCGGCTGACACAAAAGAGTTTTGCACAGCAGTTGATTGCTGCTGTCAGAAGTATTGGTATGAGATTTCAGTACAAAATGCTGCTGGAACAGCTACTAATACACTGCTTGGCGTAGATGAAAATGGCGCTAAGGAGCTGTATATTTATCCTGAAAGTGAAGTTATGGACGAATAAGAGGTATAAAAATGGCTAATGACACAATAAATATCCAGCAATCAGTGCCTGAAATCAATAACCCGGTAGTAGATATAGACATAGTTCAACCGACAGAAGTTACCATCAGCGTAGATACAGATTCTGAGGTAGATATCTCAGTTGTGCCGACTTCAAAGCTCATAAATGACTACAACGACTTAAATAATAAGCCTAAAATTAACAATGTAACGCTTCAAGGTAACAAAACATCGGACAATTTAGGCTTACAAGACAAGCTTGTTAGTGGTACAAACATCAAAACAATCAACAATCAGAGCATTTTAGGAAGTGGAGACCTTGAAATTAAAGGTGGAGTAACTTCTGTAAACGGTAAAACAGGCGACGTTGTACTCGATTATAGCGATGTTAGAGCGGATCCGCAGGGCGCTGCCGCTGCTGTTCAAGGCAATTTGGACACGCATAGACTCGCAGTTAACCCTCATAACATTACAAAATCAACGGTTGGACTCGGAAATGTTGCTAATGAAAGACAATATTCAGAGCAAAATCCGCCTCCATACCCGGTTACAAGCGTAAATTCGCAGACCGGAAATGTCGTTTTAGACTACGAAGACGTCGGAGCAGACCCTTCTGGAGCTGCTCAGGCTGTTCAGGTCAACTTAACGGCGCATACAAATGACAAAACTAACCCTCATGCGGTCACAAAATCACAGGTTGGACTCGGAAATGTCGCCAATGAGCGTCAATATTCTGAAGAAAATCCACCTCCTTATCCCGTCACAAGCGTGGCTGGAAAGCAAGGTGATGTAGAACTGGAGCCTAGCGACGTTGGTGCAGACCCCGAAGGCTCCGCACAACTCGTTCAGACCAACCTTGATACGCATACAAATGCGACAAACCCGCATAATATTACCAAAGGCACCATCGGTTTAGGCAATGTTGACAATACTTCAGACGCCTTGAAACCGATTTCGAACGCTACTCAGACTGCTCTTAACGCAAAACAAGCAACGCTTGTAAGCGGACAGAACATTAAAACAGTCGGTGGACAGTCAATTTTAGGCTCTGGAGACATCCAAATTACCACCGAACCGCTTGATACTCAGGTAAAATTGAGTGCTGATTTGAAAACTTACTATAATATCGGTAAAATTCAGACTGCTTCAGGCACAAATCCTGTGCTTGTTGGGCATGCTGGAGACACATTAAGACAAGTTTTCAACAATCTTATGTCAATGGACGAGATTCAACCGCAGATTACAGCACAACCGAGCATCTCGGCTTTCTCATTAAGCTCGTCTGCTTCAGATGAATATGGCACTCAAATCAATACGGTCAACTATTCAATCAGCACAAATCAAGGTTCTTACACATATCAACCGTCTCCTACGGGCGTTTCTTGGTCTAAATATACGCTTTCAGGCGGCTGTGCAGAGATTGAAAAGACATCTACATCGGGAAGCGTAACGCTTTCAAGCACATATACCGTAGGTTCAAGTAGTGCTGTGTCATTTACTTGCGTTGGTACACATACTGCTGGTGGCATCGCTAAGACAAATCTTGGTAATAACAGTGATCCTATTGTTCAGATTCAGGCTGGTATGAAGTCCAGAACGGCTAATTTCAGCAAAACATCTGTACTTTATCCGTATTATATGCTCAGCAATAGCGAAACAATAACGGAAGTAGGCTCAACCGGAAGAACAAAATCAACACAATCTGCTTGTACAAGCTCTGGTGTATCGCTTACAGCGACAACAAACCAGTATGTTTACTTCTTACTTCCTGCAAGTTATGGTCAGAAGAAGATACAGTACGAGGCTCTTGGTCAATGGTATGACTGGTCGGCAGGAACTGCTGCTGCTCAGACGATAACGATTACGCTTGACTCAGGTGCAACAAAAGCAGATTATAAAGCATATAGAACAAATTCAAAAATGGCAGTCGGAACCACAAAATTCCGAATAGTATCATAAAAGGAGGTAGTTGAATGGCGGATCTCAAATTAGGTTTTATAAAACCAGTTGGCGCAGATCAAGTTGTCGTTGAAGGCAAATATGTCAAAGGCGGTTATTTAGTTGTTGCAACTACCGCCGAAATGAATGCACTCATTACAGAGGGGCAAGAGAGTATCGTTGTAGGTTCTCTCTGTTATTGTCAGGCAACTGACAAATTTTACTCATATACTGCAAGCGGTTGGATTGAAAGTATTTATACGAAAACTCAAATTGAAACTGCATTAGCCGCAAAGCAAGAAACTCTTGTAAGCGGAACCAATATCAAGACCGTTAACGGTCAAAACATTCTCGGCTCAGGCGATTTGCCGGCCGGACTTGTTGATGACGTTCAGCAAAATGGCGTTTCAATCGTCGAAAATAAGATAGCAAACATCATTCTCGAAACAGGACTTGGTCAAGATAGCAGCAATTCTGCTACGGTAACAGCCATCAGAGCTTTCGTTAATTCATCAATTGAAGCTTCAGCAGCATATTATATCACAAGTAATGCTGCCGGTGACGCTTTTGCTACAAAAGCAGCCCTTGATGCTGGTCCTTGGTATTATGCTGGACACACCAGAACTCCTACCAGAAACGACTACGCTATTGTAACAGCTGACGAAACACACGAGAATAAGAGTGCAAGATACTGCTATACGGAAAATCAGTGGGCATTCCAGTACACATTTAATATGAGCTTTACACAGGCTCAGGTTAATGCTATTAACTCTGGAATTACTGCTGCAAAGGTGGCGCTTTATGATGCGCACCTTATTGATCAGGCCAACCCACATGCTGTAACGAAGGATCAGGTAGGTCTTGGCAACGTTGGTAACTTTAAAGCGGTCTCAACCGAGGCTTCTCAAGGTCTTACTGATACTGAAAAAGGCAATGCAAGAACAAATATTAACGCAGAAGATGTTGCAAATAAAACGACCGTTTTATCGTCATCTTCAACAGATGTACAATATGCTTCTGCTAAAGTTGTTTATGATAATCTTGCTTTAAAAGTTGATAAGGAGACAGGAAAATCACTGGCGGAAGAATTTACTGATCAAGAAATTCAAGACATATGGGACGAGGTGTTTACATGAAGATATTAAAGAATTCAAATGGACAGATTGTCACATATAATAACGATCCGATTATTGCAGAACATACTGGAATAACACCTCTTGCATACACTGTTACATTTATGGTAGATGGCGCAGTAAAATATATTATAAGCGTTGATGCTGGTTGTTCGATAAATGAGCCGCCTGCTTTTAGTGATGTGAC